GCGCAGGACGACGACACGATTCGCGAGGTCTGCCCGGTCTGGTACTGCGAGGGCGAGATGGCGATCGAGCGCGACGACGATGCAGGCGCGCCGTGAAGTGCCCCAACTGCGATGGCGAGATGGAGCGCGACGAAGTGGACAACGGCGTGTGCATGCAGCCCGTCGGTCCGTGGGGCTGCCCCGCCTGTCACTACGTCGAGCCCCGCGACACGTGGGAAGTGATCTCGTGGGAGCCGATGACGGTGCCCGACCTCTACCCGGAGAAGGAATCGAAGCCGTGACGAACGCTGAAGCCATCGCAGAGGCCACGCGCCTCGCGAGCAAGCTGGAATCTCTCATCGCTGAAGGCGTCATCCCGCCGCGGCCCAACTACATCCACGACCACACCGGCTACCAGCGCTGGTACGACGAGCACGTGCGTTGCGTGACACCCGCGCATCGCCACATCCAGCGCGAACACCCGAGCCCGTTCTGCAAGCTGTGCACGACCCCAACCGAAGAGCCGCGACGCGTGCGTCGTGTGCGAGCCGCGTGAGCGGAAGGAGACGACCATGAAGATTCCCGAAGAGCCCCAGCGTCCCCCGTTCGCGTCGAAGGCTGTGGAAGAGTGGTTCGACGCTCACCCGCTGCTTCACGTCGCGGTGTGGGAGAGCGTGCTCGCCTTCATCCGCGCCGACTCACCGCCCGAGGTGCGCGCGTGGGCCGAGGCGCACGAGGCGTGGAAGCTCGCGCACAACGAGTGGCGCAAGAAGCTGCCAGTCGATTACGACATGTTCCGCGCCCACGGCAAGGTGCGATTCTACGGCGGAGACTGGATCGACATCTTCGCGTTCCCCGGTACGGCGATCGAAGGCACCATCGGAGACCAGCGGCACACCGTGCTCCTCTACGACGCGATCAAGGCCGCTCACGAGCGCATGGAGGAGCCCGAGTTCGTCGCGTTCGTCGCGACCGTCTACGAGCACATCCGCATGCGCGAGGCCGCGCACAACGCGCTCGTGGCGCACCTGCTCACCGGCCAGGTGCGGACGTGAGGACCGTCGCCCTTCTCACGCTACTCGTGAGCGCGTGCTCGCCCACGGTCGTCTACGTCTACCCGGACGCGCCCTCTGAGGACGCTGGTGTCCAGGCGCTCCCCGATGCCGTCGTGCTCGCTGACGATGCCACATGGGACGCATCGTGGGACGAGCACGCGTGTCTGCCCGATCGCGTCGATGGCGGCGTGTCGAGCGCGGACTGTCACCGATTCCCCGATCGGCCGGTGTGCGACGGGCTCGTCACCAACACGTGCGTGCCCGAGCCGACGACGTACTGCGGAGCGTGCGAGACCGACGAGCAGTGCCATCGAGGCGTCGATCTCCGAGCCGATTGCGTGTTCATCCCCTACTACGCCGATCGCTCGGGAATCAACTACAACGACCAGGCGTGCCTCTCGCGATGCGCGACGGACAGCGATTGCGACTTCCTGCCTCGCCCCACGTGGGCCGGTGCGAGGTGCATGCGATTCTCTCGCGGCTCGTACTGCATCGTTCCTCACGCTTCGGACCCGCCCGTCGGAACGTGCTCGGACTTCATGGGCGGACGAAGGGGCTCGCCATGACCGTCGATGAAATCGTCGAGACGCTCTCGTGGGGCCTCTGCCCGCCCAAGGCGCACAAGGAGAAGGGCTGCACCACGTGCGACCGCAAGCTGGCCGCCATCGCAGCCGTGCGCGAGATGGAGCGTGAGTTGAAGGAGTGGCGCGCCATCGCTGGGTCCGAGGTGAGGCAACAGATGGATGCGGACGCAGGTCTGTCCGCTGCGCTCTCGAATGCCGAGGCCGAACGCGATTCCTGGCGTCGCGACTGCGAGGCCGTTGCAGCGGCGCTCGGATGGTTGCCCGGTGAGTGGGTCTCGACCGCGCTCGCGCCCGCGGTGCTGTCCCTACGTCAGAGGCTCATGAAGACCGCTCCCCCAACCTCCCCCCACGCGAAGGTCGCCGTCTCCCAACTGGTCCCCGGTGACCGGATCATCCTGCCGAAAGGAGTCGGGCCCAACGCGGGTGAGACGGTGCTCGTCGTGAACGCGAGCCCCATGCTGGAGGGAGGCCCGGTGTGGGGTGTGGGCTACGAGCCCGCCAACCCGACGGCATCGCTGCACCTGTGGTGCGCGCTCGCGACTCGCGAGGTCGAGAGAATCTCTTCAGCCGCCGACGGGAAGTGAGCGATGGCGAGTCGGAAATCGGCGGAGCGCGTCGGGCTCGCTGACCTGACCGGAGCGGCGGTGCATCGAATCGACGGGAGGCTCGTGTCGCTCGGGCCCGTGGTGGGGGTCAGCGTGTCGGCCAGCGTGAGCGAGGAAGGCGTGAGTGCGGCGAGCCCGGAGGTCAGAAGTGCCGCGGAAGCCGTCAGAGACCGGCTCCACGCGCTGCTGACTGTCACGCGCGCGCAGGAGGCCCGGACCTTCGCGTCGGTTCGCGAGTGGGCGTGGCGTGCGCCTGCGATGCGATGCTCACACTGCGGTCAGAGGATTCCCGACCAGGAACGCAAGACGGTGCTGGGCTCGGTCGAGGATGTCGTCGTGGACCTGCATCTCGTGCGCGCCGCGCTCTCAGCGATGCCGGAGACCCAAGCGCTCCGAGTGACGCCGGCCGAGCGGCGACTCGTGATCTCGTGCGCGCCCTTCAGCATCGTAATCGCCGCGCGCATCCCACGCCCCGAGGAGAAGATTCACCCGCTGTCCATGGTGCCCGCGCCGCTGCTGCGAAGGCAGGACGAGCCCGCGAGGAAGGGCGCGGTCTACGGCTTCAACGCGTGGCCGCGCAAGGCTCGTAATCGTGTAAGCCCTGTGCAGGAGGTGAATCGTGAGAGTGAGCGCATCGAAGGAGACGAAGAAACGAATCCGCGACAGTGACGTGATCGAGGCCGTGCGCCTCGTGCTCGCCGTCGCGAGTGAGAAGCTCTCGTTCCCCGCCGACCGCGAGATCGTCGTCAACGTCAGCCCCGCGCGCACACATATCGGCCTCGTCCGGCACGCCAAGACGAGCCGCGTGTTCACGGCCTACATCAACCCGAAGGGCACGCGCGCCGAGTGGGCCGAGGAAGCGCTTCGCACGCTGCTCGGGACCTACGCGATGCGCGAAGTGATCCGTGCTCGCGTCGAGGCCAAGGGCATCCAGACGTGTTGGCCCTCACGTGCCCCTCGCGTCGTGCGGGAAGCGACGAAGGTCGAGAAGCTCGCGGAGGTCGAGTCACGCATCGCCGAATGGGAATCCAAGCTGAAGGATGCGACCCGCGCGCAGCGTCTCGCACGCACGAAGCTGAAGGGCTACCGCGCTGCTGCTCGCAGGCTTCGCTCTGAGGTCGCGAAGCAACCCACCACCGAGATGAGCGCGCTCGACTTCTCCGAGGTCATGCGCATGAAGCGCGAGCGCGGAGAGATGCGAGGGGTGCTCGCATGAAGCGCGAAGCCAAGACCTACACGATCGGCGATCGCACGCTGACCGTGAAGCAGTGGGCCACGGAGATGAAGATTCCCGCGGGCTACATCCACAACCGACTCGCGCTCGGGTGGAGCATCGAGCGTGCGGTCATGACCCCCGTGCTCACGCATGGAGGCAGGCGAGCGCTTCACGAGAGCAAGCCTCGCGAGAACGAGACCCATCGCGTGTTCCCCGAGCGCGAAGGCAGTGGCTACGTGCCGCCGCCGAAGAGCGAGAAGCAGCTTCGCGAGGAAGCGGCGGACGCGCGCATCGAGGAAGAGATTCGCAAGCTCCGCGCACTCGTGCTCGTGGTGCCCGATCAACGACACGTGGACTGCGACTGCTCCGCGTGCCTTCCCCCGACTTACTGAGGACATCATGAAGATTCCCAGACTCACGACGAAGGCTCTCGACGCAATCTCTGACGCACTCGCGGCAGCGCTTGCAGGCGAGGAAGGCGAAGGAGACATGGCAGGGACCGCGTTCGCGGATCTAGAGCGAGCGCAGTGCTGGGTCCGCGCCGAGAAGGCCCGACGGGCATCGCGCAAACGCGCGAGGAGGACGCCGTGAAGCGCGACCTGAAAGAGATCCTCGCGAAGCTCACGCGCGCAGGCTGGGAAGCCCGCGTGACCGGCGCGGGGCACTGGAGGCTGCGCGCGCCTTCGGGCGCTCTCATCTTCACGGCCTCGACGCCCAGCGATTACCGCGGGCTCGCGAACCTGCGAGCACGCCTGCGACGTGCGGGAGCGCCGGTATGACTGTCGAGAGTAAGTCTGAGGCGTTCTTCCTGTTCGAGACGTGGCGCTCCGATCTCCTGGCACGCGCCAGAGGAATCGCATTCGCGCTCTGCCGTCGTCATGGTCGAACGAACTCGCGTGAGGTCCGAGAAGCCATGCGACAACTGGGACTGCTCGATCCCGATGCGGATGAGCGATGGCTCGGATCTGTGTTTGTCGATCGCGTGTTCGTGTGGACGGGAGATTTCTTGGAGGTCGAGTCTGCGAGCGTGCGCACGCGCAACGGTGGCGGTGGAGGCCGCGATGTTCGGGTCTGGACGATTCGCCCGGAGTATGCCGCTCGCTCGTTGCCCGCGGACGCCCTCTCCAGGCAGCCGGGAGACGAAGCCCTCGCGGCTTCCGGCAAGGCTCGACTTCGCGAGCCCGCGAAGGCGCAGATCGCGAAGGCCGTTGCAGCGATGCGCGTCGCCTATGCGCGTGGCGTGACGATGGACGACGACGTAATCGCGGTCATGCGATGGCTCGCGAAGAAGAGCGCGTAATCGTGTAAGGCAGGACGTAGGAGGACCCGATGAAGAAGCGCGACGAGGAGGACACGAGGCCGCAGGTCGAGCGAGACATCGACACGATCAAGCAGGAGCTTCTCCTGTTTCGGGAGAGGGAGCACGCTTGGGCCAAAGCGCGCGCCGACCTGGAGCGCGCAGTTGCCGCAGAGCAGGCAGCCGCCGCAAAGGAGCGAGAGCGCTCCGCCCTCCTGGAACGGGATCTGCGCAGAGCAACGCACGCCCTGCTCTCGCTCATCGGCACGGCCGGGATGCTGAAGCCGTGACCGATTACCAGTGCGTGCTGACCGCCGACGGGCAGTGGCACACGACGCAAGAACAAGCGGCACCTCCGGCGATCACGCGTGGAGGTGCCTTCTCAACGTGCGCGGTGTGGCTCGACTTCAAGCGAGGATTCGAGCGCCGCCGCCCGACGTGCCCCGAGTGCCTTCGCGCATGCGAGCACGACGAGCAACGCAGGAATCGTGTAGAACCAGCGCGGGTGCGAAGGCCGCGCCCAATGGAGGCAGCATGACGTTCGGAGATGCGATCGAGGCGATGAAGCGGGGAGAGCGCGTGTCGCGCAAGGGCTGGAACGGCAAGGGCATGTGGCTCGTGCTGATCATGCCGGGCAACGCGATGCACGTGTCGAGCGCGGGAGGATTCGACATGCAGCCGTGCATCGGCATGAAGACGGCGCAGAACACGATGCAGCCCGGATGGCTCGCGTCGCAGGCGGACATGCTGGCCTCCGACTGGGAGGTCGTGTCGTGACGCTGCGAGGCTGGGAGAACTACCTCGTGCGCCTCGGGCTCGACGCGCTCGACGCCACGATGCGTGAGAGCACGTCGACGAGTCGAACGCGGTTCGAGAATCACCTTCGCGAGCGCATGCAGAACGCGGCGAAGGTGATTCAGATTCACATGGAGGTCGAGAAGAAGAGCGAGCCCGTTCGCGACATGCAGGTCGAGGTGATGATTCGCGACCTGCTGTCCGAAGTGCCCATCGGGCGAAGGCCCGAGGCGCTTCGCAAGATCGAGGGCATGTGCCGCGGCGTGCGGCAGGTCGCCGACACCGCGCTGCTCGCGCGCAACGAGGCGGTACAGGAGTTCATCCAACGCATCGACGCAGCGGTCGTCCGGCACGCGGGCGACGAGGGGCGCTACGAGCCATCGATCAAGTGGCTCGCGGGCTACGTCGAGAAGCTGTGCGAGGAGAGCGCTGCGCTGCGCTCTGTCGCGGAGGGCCGCTCGCCCGACCCGGAGATGGCCGCGGACCTCGACGTGACTCGGCGGAACGCGGAGGTGGCGGAGAAGGCCGCCGACGACGCAGAGGCGAAGCTGAAGCGCGTGCTCGATGCGTGGGCCCGCGTCGATGTCGGCGACCTCGCTGCGGGCATCTACGCGGCAGCGGGAAGCGGCGAAGAGGGACGGGTGCGGTACAAGGCCGCAGCGCTCGCCATCGACGAGATGAACGAGATCGTCGCGAAGCTCGCGGAGGGCAAGTGAATCCTCTCGCGCAAGCGCTGCTCACGGGGCTCATGCTCCGCTTCGGATTCCTCTCGCGTGCGGAGATCGACGCGGTGTGGGCTGCGATGGTCGAGCGGCTCGGAACGGACCGCGCCATCGCACACGTCCAAGGCGTCATCGACACGACGCTGGAGGCGCTCCCCGAGGGCTGCCCCAACGACCTCGCGGGGCGTGCGATCTCAGGTGCGGTCAAGGCCATCGTCTCGGAGTGGCTGCCGCGCGTCGCCACGCTGAAGGAGGTCGAGGGCGGCGAGTTCAACCCGCTGCTGACGCATCTCATCGTCTCGTGGCGCGCACGCACGAGCGACCTGCTGACCGACGAGAACGAAGCCGAGTGGTGGAATCTGCTCGTGGAGGCTCACGGGATGGCCGGTGCGAGCGAGCAGATCGAGCGCACCATGACGCACGCGGCGAGCAGCACGATCCGAACGGAGAGCGACGACATGAAGCATGCGATGGCCGTCGGGCACGAAGCGGTGCGCGCGCTCCTCCGGCTCGTGGACGAGACACGCGCGAAGCTCACGCCTTCGTGAGAGACGCGAGAGTCGGAATCGTGTAAGAGGGTCTGTCGCGGGCGCAGGGCTCGCGCTGTAGGAGGAGAATCGAACATGCAGAGCAAGGAACTGAGCACGGCGGTGAAGCCGGTCCTGAAGGAGATCCAGGCGCTCCACAAGAAGGTGGACGCGGCGCACAAGAAGGTGAAGGCCGAGAACAAGGCACGCGAGGAGCACGACAAGCTCGACGCGCCCGGCGCGAGCGTGACCGAGGAGAAGCGCAACGCGTCGTCCGATCTGGTGGACGCGTACGAGAGCCACGCGTCGGCGCTCGCCAGCGCGGGCGATGCACTCGCGCTCGCACACAGCGCACTCGCGCAGGTGGTCGTGGGCAAGGTGTCCTCGCTCTCGGGCGACGCGTACACCGTCGAGGATTGCGAGGACGCGATCGGCTCGCTCTCGCAGGCCGAAGACGACATCAAGAAGGCGACCGCTGCCGTCGCGAAGGCGGCGAAGAAGAAGGGCTGAACCCACAACGTCGATCGAGAGGATTCGGGGCGGACTGATTCGTCGGTCCGCCCCGTAATCGTGTAAGGGGTGAGCATGAAGATCCAGATCAGTAAGCAGGTGTCGCAAGAACTGAGTCGTCTCAGCAAGAAGGGCGCGGACTACGTGCCCGAGCACGGCGAGGCGGTTCGCATCCTGACGCAGACGTTCAACTTTGAAGTGGACGAGTACCGCTGGAGTCGCGACCGCGAGATCGACATCACGCGCGCCCCCCACGACAAGCTCCAAGCGCTGCTGGCGAGCTTCCGCAAGCTGAAGGGAATCCGCGGCTACAAGTCCGCGTCGCTCGACATCGAGACGTGGCTCGACTCCCGCGACAAGACCGGCACGAAGAAGGCCCGCAACGTGAAGCACTACTGGCTTCTCGCTCGCGACTTCTTCGCGCACCAGAAGCATCAGCGGCTCTACACGCAGGACGAGAGCGGCGCGCAGCGCGCGTACCACCTCGCGGCGCTCGATTACGAGCCGCAACGCTCCTACAGCTACGGCGTCTACCCTGCTCGCGTCCGCTTCACGCTCGCCTACCGCGAGTTCGGATTCGTCCGCACCACGACGCTCGCGCACACGCTGGAGGACTGCACCGTGATCGAAGGTCTCCGCAAGGCCGGCCTCTTCCTGGAGAACGCGTCGAACCGAGAGGAGTACCTGCTCGAATACGCGCGCTGGCGCTCGCTCGCGGAGCGCATCGGCCTCCAGTGCTGGGCTCGCGGGCAGGCGAGCGACGACCTCGACGGGAATCCGAAGCGCACGGGATGGTGGTGGTCGCGCAACGTCGTGACGCTCGACCCGCAAGGCGAAGCCGGCAAGGTCGTGATCGACGTGTTCGAGGAAGAGAGCGACGTGAGGCAGGAGGATCGGTGGTACCGCACCGACAGCCGAAGCTCTTCGGACAGGATCGACAACGCGTACTGGGAGAAGCTCCGCATCGAGAAGAACGACGACGAGGACGACGAGGACGTGAAGGAAGAGCGCGTGCACGACGACGAGGACGACGAGGGAGAATCGTCTTCGCCTTCCGCCGAAGAGGGCAGCGAGATCGGCGAGGGCGTCCTGGAGATTCCCGTCTACCCGATGCTCGCGGTGTTCGACATGAAGCGGCACCTGCGACTGCGCGTGCACGTGTCACAGTTGGAGGATTACGCCTTCGACCCGCGACTCGGCGAGCGTCTCATCCTGCCGCCCGACGTGCGCGACCTCGTGACCGTGCTCCTCTCGCACAAGGCGCAGTTCGCGGACGTGATCAACGGCAAGAGCGGCGGCGTCTGCATCCTGTGCGCGGGCCCGCCCGGCACCGGCAAGACGCTGACGGCGGAGGTCTACTCCGAGATCATGAGGCGTCCGCTCTACGCGGTGCAGACAGCGCAACTCGGGACCACGGCGGGGGAACTGGAGAACGAACTTCGGCGCGTGTTCGCGCGAGCGCAGCGCTGGGGCGCGATTCTCCTGCTCGACGAAGCCGACGTGTACGTGCGCGCTCGTGGCGACGACCTCGACCAGAACGCGATCGTGGGCGTGTTCCTCCGCGTGCTGGAGTACTACCAGGGAATCATGTTCATGACGACGAACCGCGTGGACATGGTGGACGACGCGATCGCGAGCCGGTGCATCGCGCGCATCGACTACAAGATTCCGCACCCCAACGACCAGAAGCGGATCTGGCGCGTGCTCGCCGACTCGTCGGGCATCGAGCTTCCCGACTCGACCGTCGAGGAGATCGTCGCCACGTGGCCCGACCTCTCCGGCCGCGACATCAAGAATCTGCTGAAGCTCTCGCGCATGGTGACGAGCGCGAAGAACGAGCCGATCACGAAGACCACGATCGAGTTCGTGAAGCGCTTCAAGCCGACGGGCGCTCAGGAGGTCTACGACACGCGCGAGGGCGGCTCTCTCACGGTGCGCCAGAAGGGCGTGCGGTCTGTGAGGAACGCGTGAAGCTCTACGTCATCACGACGCGCACGAAGGACTACGGCGACAAGTACGTGCTCCGCGCGCACACCGTGACGCCCAGCGGTAGCTTCCCCGAGGCGATTCCGATCGCCGTGGTGGACACGATCGAGGAAGCGCGCGAGCACGTGCCGTTCGGCTGCATGAACCTCGGACGCGACGAGCAGGACGATCCCGTCATCGTCGAGACGTGGCTCTGAGGGAATCGGGTAGAACCGCGCATGCTGAAGTGTGATCACTGCGCGCAGCGGTTCGCGCTCACGGTCGTGATCGGGCCCGTCGCCGATCCGACCGTGTGCGCGCGTTGCTGGCGAGAGAGGACGACCGTCGTGCTGCCTGCGAAGACCGAGCTTCGATTCCACCTCTACGCCCAGCCCCGCGGCTCGACCGGCCTCGTGAAGATCGGGCGCTGCGATCACCACGCGAGCGGCGGCTACTCGCTGGAGTTCGACAAGCCCGCGCTCGCCGAGATGCAGCGCTGGATTCTCGCGAGCGCACACGAGTGCTCGACGTGGGCCGACTTCGGCCTCTCGGCGCTCCCCGACACGCTCGACGACATCCACGTGTGGGCCGACTCGGTTCTCGTGATGAGCGGCTCGCGCCTGCCCTCGGGCTACTGCGAAGGCGTGGCCGAGAAGATGATTCTCTTCCCTCGGGCCGGTGCGACGACGCTGCCCGCGCGAGCGACGGCGTTCCATTCGCTCGCGTCCGTGTCACCCTGCCCCATCGAGGGCTGCCGCCTCATGGCGTGTCCTGGGAGGCCGCTCTGCGTCTCTCACTGGGCGACCCTGCCCGAGCCCGAGCGGGAGGCCGTCTGGCGAACGCCTGAGGGCCCTGCGCGCGATGCGCGGTTGCGGGAGGCGGTCGAGAAGGCGAAGCTCGGGACGTGCCGCCCCGCCGACGCCCCGCCGCCCGCGCCTCTTCCGGTCCCCGAGACTCCCGTGGCCGCTTCGCGCGTGCGCCGGCCGAGGCTCGCGTGACGCCGCTCTCACCGCTGTTCTACGTCGAGTGCGCTGCGTGCGGCGCAGAGGAGCCCGCCGTGCGCCGCGAGGGCCGCATCGAGCCTCCCGATGGCTGGGCCATCCTCACGCCCGAGTGCTGCGGGGCGAAGCGCGATCTCTTCGCGTGCGAGACGCACGGCTGCCCGACGAAGACCGTCGAGCGGATGTTCGACGGGCACCCGGAGACCACGCGCCTCTTCGTGGTCATCCTCGGAAAGCCGCGCGACGATGGCGCGCCGTCGCGATTCTTCTACGTGCGAGAGGGCAAGCGGGTGCGTCTCGTGCCCGCGTAATCGTGTAAGTCCTCGCATGGCCGACACGAGACACATGACCGAGGCGGAGTTTCGACAGCACCTCCGCAAGCTGCGCGGAGAGCCCGTCCTCACACCGCCCACGCTGCCTTGCTTCGGACCTCGCGAGTCCACGCTCGCGCTGCTGGCGAGCATGGACAGGTCGATGCGCTCTGCCTCGTTCAAGCATCGCCTCTACTGGGGTCGATGGGCTCGCGAGCACCTCGCCCCGACCGCGAAGCACGCGCACGCGACAGACTGCTACTTCGACACGGGCATCAACGGCGCGCCGCTCATCCTGTTCTCCGGCTTGCTCGCGGGAGGCGCGGCGGACGATCTCATCAAGTGGCAACTGCACAACGCGGATGGGTCGTCGTTCATCGTCTCGCTGAAGCACTACGAAGCCGCGCTCGCGCCCGGAGGCATGGAATCCGTTTGGGCGGTGCTTCGCGAGCTTGCAGAGTTCAGGGAAGGTCCGGTTTCGTCGTTCATCGAGACGAGCGTGTTCCGCACGCAGGGCGTGCGTCTGCTCGTGAGCGAGATTCAGACCGAGGACGCGGATCGCAGGCAGGCGCTTCGCGAGTGGTGGGACGCGCAGGCGTCGCTCACCCTGGGTCTGCAGCCGCTCGTCGTCCCTCCCACCACGCCCGACGACGTTGACCGGACGACCATCATCATCGAGGCAACGACGAGCAGCGGCGAAGAGTTCGAGTTCGCATTGGAGGTACCGTGAGAATCTACGTTTCGACACGAGGCGACACGCTCGGGATGTCGCAGGCAAAGCGCGCAGCCGAGCTTCTGGAGGCGCACGGGCACGAGATCACCTACCGATGGTGGGAGACCATCGAGGCCCAGCACGCGGGAGGTGCGACGAACGATGCGGACCTCACGCCCGAGCAGCGCGAGAAGTTCTCCGAGGCCAACTTCGACGGCGTGCTGACCGCGCAGGTGCTCGTCTACATCGAGCCGCACGAGAAGAGCGAGGGCGCGGCGTGGGAGCTTGGCGTGGCGTGGGGCCTTCGGTACATGCTGCGCCGCGAGGACATCACCGCGCTCCCCGTGATCGTCGTCGGCGCTCGTCGGGGATTCATGTTCTCGGAGTTGAGCGACTTCCGCGTGCCCGAGATCGCGCTCGTTCCCAAGCTCCTCGACACGATGAAGAAGCTGCGCCCGGTGGGGCTGCGATGACGATGCTCTCCGAGATCGTTCGCAAGCAGCGCTGGCTCGCTGAAGAGCTTCCGCGCCTTCGTCGCCAGATCGAGGAAGAGGTGCGCGCGCAGACGCACGCCGAGCACGGGCTCGACGCCGTGATCGCGGCTGCGTTCGCGGAGCCCTACGACCGCACGACCGGCAAGACGATCGGCCTGCGCATCCCCGACGACCTGCGGCTGCGTCTGGAGGCGCAGGTGGGGCGAGGCGCGGATTCCTACTCGCACCTCGTGATGGTCGCGATTCGCGTTGGCGTCGCGGCGATGGAGAACGCGCCGATGCCCGTCGAGAGCGAGGACGTGGAACCTGAGCAGGAGCCCGTGCATCATGACGCAGATGAACCCGCCGAAGAGGATGCCCGTGACCCCGATCTCGACTGAGTTCCTGGAGGAGATTCGCGCGTTCCTGCGCGCGAACGAGCGCCTCGTCCCGTCGGCCGGCGCTCTCGCCGATCGACTCGACGCCGTGCTCGGCGCGGAGCCCACCGTGACACGTGCGTGGCTCCTCGCGTGCCTCGCTGCCATCGAGGCGGGGACGCCGCCTCCCCCGCCTCCCGAGGTCGAGGCGAAGCTCGACGGCTGGGACGACACGACGCGCCCGCTCGCGCTCTACGTCCAGCGCATCACCGGCCGACAGCCGATCGTCGTGGGCCGCGTGATGTCCTACTGGCTTCGCGACTCGTACGGCGAGGTCTGCGAGCGGGAGTACGACCTCTCGCAGCATCATCCGCGCGAGGACGTGCTGCTCGGGCTGCGAGCAGTGCAGCGCATCGTTCGGCTCGACCACAACGGCGGGCCGCTGGAGGACTGAACATGGCGAAGGACAGGGGAAGGGTGCCGCTTCAGGCGGCACTGCTGGAGAAGGAGATTCGGCGGCTGACGCTCGCGGGGCAGCGTGTGCAGGACGAGGCGAACATGCGTCGCTTCTTCATGGCCGCGGTGCTCCGCAAGGTCGGTCGCGTCGTCGAGTTGACCTCGGAGGACATCGAGGAGACGAAGCGAATCCTCGCTGCGCACGAGGCCGACCTTCGCGTCGAGCCGCTCGACGACGGCGACGGTGGCGTGCGGCTCTCGTTCGTGCTCTCGCACGAGCCCACGAAGCCGACCGCGCAGACGGTGCTGACGCACGCGCTCGCGAGGCCGGTGCCGTGGTGGCGTCGTGCGATCGCGAGGGCGAAGCTGTGGTGGTGGGGCGTGAAGCTCGAAAGGGGCGAGTGAGATGACGACGGCGAAGTACATCACCTATCACGATTACGCGGGCTTCCTCGTGCGAGGGGACTACCCGATCGCGATCGACCCGGCCGAGACGAGGCACATGCACGTTGCTGCGCGCCTCACCGCGCAGATGGAATCGGTGCGCTGGGGCACGGTGCAGAGCTACGACGGCGCGGGCATGAGCGCGGGCCTGCTGCACAACATCGCGGTGCAGCCTCGCGACCTCGCGCAAGGCTCGCTCTGGGCGCTGCTCGACGCGGTTCGAGATGCGGTCGCGCTGCCGGGCGGTCTGCTGCCGCCCTTCCGCGCCCTGGAGGAGATCCTCGCGCGGCTCGCCGCCGTGGGGCTCGTGCTCTCCGAGGACGGCAAGCTCCGCCAGAACGGCGGATTCCTCGCGTCCGGCCAGGTCATCCGCAACCTGCTGAACGGCAACGTGAACGGCAAGACGCCTCCGAAGGGGCCCGAGCACGAGAACGCGAAGCGCTGGGCCCTGCTCTTCTCGGAGGTGTTCAGCGACCCGCGCACGCACGACGCGCAGGTGCGCTACGCCGTGCGCTGGCTCTGCCAGGGTCGCGCTGCGGAGGAACTGGAGGTCTACCGCGCGTTCGTGCACCCGACGGTAGACAGCCCCATCGCGCTGAGCCGCTCGGACCTCCCGATGGAGGTCGATCTCGCGATGTGCGTCTACCACTCGTTCTCCGCGAACGGGCCGACGCCTGCCGCGAAGATTCTGAGTGACACGCTGCGCGCGTTCCCGAAGGTGCCCGAGACCTTCGCGAAGCGGCTGATCCGCAAGCTGGGCACGAGCGAGTTCGGCCGATGGAAGGACGACCCCGACGACAAGACGGGGCGCTACGACCACACGCGCAAGGCGGTCGAGGCGAGCGGCCTCTGGCCGAAGGCGATGGTGGCCGACCTCATGCCGAGGAATCTGTGATGGCGCGCCTGCCGCCGCGCGTGGGAGATCAGATCCTCGTTCGGCTGCCGGGCGACTTCGACACACACGGCTATCCGGCCATCGTGATTCGGGTGTGGCGCGTCAACGGCGTGCTGCACCTGAACGCCGCGGTCTTCGTCGATTCCGTGGCGAAGAGCGCGCAGGCCATCGGGCCCGTCGTGACCGTCGAGGACGTGCTCGCGCTCGACCGCGCGAATGCTGCTCGGGGAGGTTGGTACTGGCGCGAGGACAGTGGCGGGGGCTAAGCTGATCACTCCCTTCCCGCGATTGCGGGCTCCCGGAGGAATCAGAACATGCCGATCGCCGACACCAACCAGCGTCATCGAGCCCGCATCCGACGCGGGCGCACCGTCCGCTACAACCCGACCACGGCGCAGGCCGCGGCGAACGGAGCGGGCCCGTGGTTCGCGTCCATCACCAACATCGACGCCGCCGTGCGCTTCCCCGCGCAGATCGACGGCTTCGTGCTCCGAGCCGACGGCACGACGGCCGCGCTCTCCAACGTGCTCATCGGCGGAGGGAGCGGTCAGGCCAGCCTGATCTGAGGCAGCCGTGACCACCACTACAGGGGAGTCCACGCACCGGGCCCGGAAGCCACGAATCGTCTCAGACGACCGCGCGCTTCCGGGCTCTGTCGTTTTCTCGGCTGCATCACCCGACCCGAGCATCGAGGTCGCGGCGGAGTTCGATCCGTCGGACCCGTACTGGCGCACCGTTTACGACGGCATGCTGCGCTCGTCGCTCGCGTTCTTCTCGAAAGAGATTCTGGGGCTGCACATCGGTCCGCACATGCACGCGTGGGATCGGATGATCGCGGAGCATCGGCGACTCGCGGTCAACGCAGCGCGCGACCACAGCAAGAGCACGTTCTTCAGCTACGCGTTCCCGATCTGGCGCGCGTGGTCCGAGCCCGGAGTCGAAATCTACATCTTCTCGGCGACCATGGAACAGGCCGTCGAGTTCATCGACATCATCATCTACGGCCGCGCGAACCTGCGCGGGATGATCGACATCCCCGAGCTTCAGCACCTCGTGCCGGACCTCGACGAAGTGCGTCGCAATCCGAAGGTGCGCCTCAACCGCGCCGACGTTCGATTCCGCAACGGGTCGCGCATCCGCGCAGTCGGTTACGGCAAGGCGATTCGTGGCCGCCACCCGAAGTACATCATCCTCGACGATCCGCTGAACGACGAGGACATGTGGAGCGAGACGGTCCGTCGGAAGAACATCGAGTACTTCAAGAGCGCCATCGTGAACATGGCGACGCCCGAGGGGCAGGTGTGCGTCGTCGGGACGCCCTACCACGCTGCCGACCTCTACGGCTGGCTCCGCAAGAATCCCGTCTACAAGTTCCGTCGCTTCCCCGGTCTCTTCCGCGACCGCCGCACGGGTGACGAGCGCGCGCTCTTCCCGTGGCGATGGACCGTCCCCGCGCTGAAGGGAAAGCGCGACGAGATCGGCTCGGTCGCGTTCGCTCGTGAGATTCTCTGCGAGCCGGTCACGGACGACCTCTCGATCTTCCCGTCGCACCTCTTCCCGCCGCTGCGCGATGAGACCCTGCGACTCCGGCCGACGCTGGCCGAGCTTCGCGCGCGCAGGATCACGACCTTCATGGGCGTGGACATCGCGCGCTCTGCGAGCGTAGGCGCGGACTACTTCGTGATCTTCGTGCTCGGCCGCGACCCTGCCGGCCAGCGCTACATCGTAGACATCATCCGCAGTCGTGGCCTCACGTTCCGCAAGCAGTTGGAATCCATCGCGCTCGCCGCGCAGAAGTACGACCCTGCGCTGATCTACATCGAGAGCAACGCGATGCAGCAGGTCTACACGGACGAGATGCGACGCGCGACGGACCTGCCCGTGCGCGAGTTCGTGACGCTGGCGCAGAACAAGTACCCGCTCGACCGCGGCGTGCCCTCGCTGCGCATCATCCTGGAGAACGAGAAGCTCACGATTCCGTATGCGAACGACGTGTACACGCGCACGACGATCGACACCTGGGTCAGTGAGGCGACGCAGTTCGGATTCGTCGATGGCAAGCTCCAGGGTATCGGCGAGCACGACGACACCGTGATGGCGTGGTGGTTCGCGGAAGAGGCCGCGCGCTCGGGTGGCTTCTCGTTCGCGTTCGGCGACGAGGACGACGCAGCCGACGAGGACGAGAACGAGACCGGAGAATCCTGGGAAGACGTGTTCCTCGGAGGCGAGGCGGAACGCGAGGACTCGGCCGGAGATCGTGCGAAGCCTCCCGATGATCCTGGCGGGCTCTCTGCGTTCGACGAGTGATCCGGGCCGATTCGTTGACCTCACGCGCGCTCTGGCGCACTCTCTCGGCTGACCCGCCGTGCGAGACACGGCCAAGCACTCACACGGAGAATGCACATGGCGCGCGAATCCTACGCTCAGTCCCAGTTGCCCGCTCGCGGGCGTGATGCCGTCCCCTACCCGGACTACAAGACGCTCGTCGAGGGTCTGCTCCTCCGCGCGAGCGAAGCCCGCTCGGGCGGCGTCACCGGCACGGGCGCGGCGATCGACGTGACGCTCGACTTCGACCCCGCGGTCGTCATCCTCTTCAACCGCACGGCCCCGTGCCTCGTCATGAAGCTGCCGGGCATGGCGACCTCTTCGTCGATGAAGATCGTCACCGCGGGCACGGTCTCGTTCTCGGCCTCGACGTGCACGCTCGGCGCGGTCGGCGAGAACAAGTTCACCATCGGCACCGACGCCGACATCAACACGGCCGCCGAGGAGATCGAGTGGCTCGCGTTCGGCTTCTCGCCGAAGGACGGCGACTGATCGGGGCACTCCCGATCAGCCGACGACGATGAGCCAGGAGCGCTCGCGCTTCCACACCGGAACGCCCGGTCGGATTCCGACGTTCGCGAGCCACAAGCTGCGAGCGCGGGCCGCAGCCGGCTACGGCGAGGATCTGTCCGAAGTGCGAGAGGTGAATCGTCGTCTTCGCGAGATGAGTCAGACGACCGAGGAAGGGGCACGCCCGGCACCTCACGTTCTCTCCCCCGAGGACGTGACCCGCCAACTGGGCGTGCCCCTTGCGCTCGAACAGAGGATCCACGCCATCGTGCGTGAGTCGATTCCTCCGAGCGAAGGGTCGAAGGTCGTGGACGTGAAGCGCTTCGCCAGCGCTCGCACGCGTCTCCTCGACTTCATGCGGACGCAGATGAGCGACCTCGACTCCGAAGCGCGCGCAGAGATCATGCGTCGTGCGCTCCACTACTGGCGAGCGAACTTCCGCGTCGATTACGGACGCACCCCGGAGATGCGCATGGGCAAGGCACTCGTGATTCCCAAGCAGCGCTTCGTGCTCATGAAGGGCCCGAAGGTCGAGGCTCCCGGTGCGAGCCCGACGGGTCGTGTGTCGATGCATCCGATGCACGTGGACGCGTCGTCGGGGAAGGTCGGCCACAAGTACATCGCCCGCAAGCCCGACGGGCACGGAGGCTGGCTCTACAAGTACCCCGGCGACACCGAGTTCCGCGCAGGTGCGGGAATCGAAGAGGGTCACACGCAGGCCCCCGAGGGCGCGCACCTCGGCGTGCACGAGAGCGGATTCCGCCCGACGCACGAGCGCCACGCGGACGGCGGCCACACGTTCCACTTCGGCGAGGACGTGTCCGCGCACATCCCGGCCAACGCGGATCGCGAGCACCACCGGAAGGAGCACGCGAAGCACGGGGCGGCCTACAAGAAGGCGATGGCCGAGGGCAACGAGGAGAAGGCCAAGGCGCACCTGCGTGCCTACCAGATGCACGCAGAGGCGCACAACCGCGCGCTCTCCGCCGAGCGCAAGGCCGCGAAGGCGGGCATGGCTCCGCCAGGGCACGGCCTGCCTCCCGACGTGGGCGGTCAGGTCGAGGGCAAGCCGCAGAAGCAGGCCCCCGGAGCGGGCGGGGCTGCTACGATGTCCGGTGCCCCTGGCGGCTCTCCAGGCCAGCGACCTCCTACGCAGGGCGGGATGGCCGCTGGGGGCGCTTCGATGACTCCTGGAGGCGCAGGCGAGCCCCCGCAGGGCTTCGCAGCCCGCACGCCGCCCGGAGCCGACGTGGGGCAGTACCGCCAGCACCTCCAGGCCGCGAGCGACGCGATGTCGAATCTCGCGGCGACGCACGCGCACGTCGCGGACCTCGACGCTCGCATCAAGACCGTGAAGGCGGACCGCTCGCTGCATCCGCGCATGAAGAAGCAACTCGCGGCACAGCTTCAGGCGGAGAAGGCGCAGGCCGAGCTTGACCGATTCCAGCACGAGGACGCGCACGACGCGGCCATGGAGCAACTGAAGTCGATTCACTCCGCGCTCCGAAAGGAGAAGCTGAAGCACCACCCGATCGTGAAGATGATCGACGGGCTGCTGAAGCTCATGCAGAGCTTCGCGTCGAAGATGGGTCACGGGCCGAACCCGAAGGGCGAAGAGGGCGCTGCACCCGACGCAGCCGGCGAGGCGGAGGTCGGCACGGGCGGCGAGGAGTTCAAGCCACGCGAGCGCACGCTCTCGATGCGCGCTCCCACCGACACGGGCGGAGCCAAGCCCGTCGGAGAGAATCCCGCTGCGAGCCCGGCGACTCTGGCGCAGAAGCGCGAGGCCCCGAAGACGGCGGCGAGCGACAGCACGTGGGACGCCGACCTCGCGAGCGCGAAGGCGAAGCGTGACGAGACCGAGCGCGCTGCGAGTCAGGCGGGCGATACGTGGCGGAATCGCCAGATCGCGCAGGGCAAGGACACGCAGGGCATGCTGCGTGATCAGCTTCGCGCTCCCACGACCTCGGAGGTCAAGACGGCAGCGCCGAAGCGCCCGACTGCGGCGGGCACGGTCGCTCCGAGGAAGCGAGCCGCGAAGTCGGCGACCGAGGCGGACCTCATCGATCTCCGCAAGGCCCTCGCGCTCGCTCACGAGGGCCTGCGCGAGACCGCACTGACCGACAAGCGAATCGTCTTCACGCCCCCGACCGAGCGCCGCGTGCGCCTGGAGTGGTGATGCCCAGCAAGGCCGAAGCCGTTGTCGTCGCGAAGGCCCTCGCGCTCATGGGCAAGCGAGGGCGTCGCGGTCCCGTCGAGGACGAAGTAGCTCCTCGCCGCGCGAGCACGAAGCTCCATCGAGGCCGGAAGATGCCGGCCGAGCCTGCGACTCGCTGGCCTCACAGCGCGAAGCGGCCGAAGGCCGTCGTTCAACCCGACCTCACCGAGCCCGGTGTGCAGGGTCGTCCGTCGAAGTCGAGCGAGACGCCCGTCTACGGCAAGGGCTCGACCATCGGGCCCGGTCCTGGCGGGCAGGGGATTCTCGGCAAGCGCAAGGGGAAGCGCCCCTACGCGCGTGCTCCGAAGTACACGACGCTTGACATGATGGCGGCCGATCTCCACGGCAAGGTCGTCGGCCCGATGGGGTCGAAGGAGAACTCGGGACGCAGCTACGGGCCCGGCCCCGGCTGGAACGCGAACCCGATGCCGGACTTCGGCGACATGTTCCCCGGCCGAGACCCGAAGGGCTCGGAGCGTGAGGAGACGAAGGCTCAGGCGAATCGCATGGTGGCGAATCGCAAGCGCAACGAGGGCACGATGGGCTTCCACGGGACGCCGCCCAAGCCGACCCTCCGCGCTGAGGCGAAGGAGCAGTTCTTCATCACCGCGCCCCGCGAGAGCGAGAACAAGACTCGTCTCTACGCGAGGGTCGGCTACAAGAGGTCGTGATGCCGCTCGGTCACAAGTACATCTCGCGCAAGCGCAACGCCTCTGGCGGTTACGATTACGTTTACCCGCATCCCACGACCGGCGAGCACGTTCGTGTCCGCACCTCGCTGCGCCTCGACGGCGAGCATCGATCGGTCACGGCCGAGAACCCCGAGGACCGAACGCTGTCGGCGACGGCGTGGTCGCGCCGCGGGGCAGACGGCAAGACGCTGACCGAGACGCACTCCGCGCTCGACGAGGCCGAAGCTCCGATTCACCTCGCGGCGGTCGCCGACACGATGAACCGGAAGAAGACGATCACGCGCCTCTCGCACAAGACCTCCAGCTACGGCGAGAAGGACGCAGGACCCGTCTACCCGTTCTGGGTCCGCAACCAGAAGACCGGATCCGCCGAGGGCTTCAAGACACGTGAGCAGGCCGACATCCACCTGCGGCACTACGTGAAGAATCCCGAGAACCACGTCATCGAGCAGGTCGGCGCGAAGGGCCCGAAGGTCAACGTGGATCACCTGCTCTCCGGCAACATGGGAATCCCGCGCATCGAGATGCCGCAGATCCGTTCGTTCAAGCTGCCCGAGTTCCTCTCCAAGCTGGAGAAGAAGGGCATCAAGGCGACGAAGGGCGAGCGCGCAGTCGGCTCGCTGAAGCCGACGCAGAACGAGATTCACGGCGAGCGCGTCCAGGAGATCATCGAGGACCCGAAGGAGCGCGAGAACCTCGCGAAGCAGATCATCATCTCGAACGACGGCTTCATCCTCGACGGACATCATCGCTGGGCTGCGCTCACGACGATCGACCCGAAGGCGAAGATCAAGACGCTCCACGTGGACATGCCGATGCGCTCTCTGCTGAAGGAGGCGCACGCGTTCGAAGGCGTGGAGTACCAGAAGAGCGCACAGGAGACGGACATGGGCGGCGACCTCATCGACAACCTCGAACTGCTCGCGAAGGGCGACACGCTCGTCGGCTTCTACTCGCCCGGTGTCGCTCGCGGCGGCAAGTACTACCGCCGTGTGCCGACCGGGAATCCGAAGCACCCGTGGCGGTACTTCTACACGGAGGCGGAGTACAAGGACGCGCTGAAGGATTCGTCGCACGTCGGCGGAGTCGAGGCGAAGCGAGCCCGCGTGAAGAAGCGCGTCTTCGTGAGCGAGAAGGAGGCGCGCGAGAAGTACGGCCTCCCCGGCACGACGAAGGAGCTTCACGCGCCGGACGGGAACTACCCGGCCGAGCGGAAGAAGCTCCACGAGGAGATCATCTCGCACTTCCTCGACGGCAAGGGGACGCCCCCCGCGGGCAAGAAGCCCGTCGCGCTGCTCACCGTCGGAGGCCCGGCCGCGGGCAAGTCCACGCTGCTGAAGCACCTCGGCGAGAACCTCGACGACTACGTGATGATCGCCGCCGACGACGTGAAGGAGAAGCTCCCCGAGTTCCAGCGCGCGCTCAACCTCGGGAACCGCAAGGTGAAGCAGCCCGACGGCTCGGTCACCAGCGTGCCGGTCACGGCGAGTCACTCGGGCTGGATGGCGCACGACGAGAGCACGGACATCTCCGACGAACTGGAGAAGCGCGTCATCGCCTCGGGCAAGTCGGCCATCTTCGACGGCACGGGCAAGAACGTCCCGAAGATGCTCGCGAAGATCGCCGCGCTGAAGAAGGCCGGCTACCACGTGCGCGTGGTGATGCCGCACGTGCCGATGGGCGAGGCGATCAAGCGTCTACACTCGCGCTCCGAGGACACGGGCCGCACGCTGCCCGTCGATGCGGCGATCGACATGCACCGGAAGATTCCGGGCAACTTCGAAGCCATCGCGCGCGCCGCCGACGACTTCTCGCTCTTCAAGTCGGGCAACCCGCCGAAGCCGATCTGGACGGGCGGCGCGGGGCAGGAGGACAAGATCCACGACCACGAGGAGATGTCGAAGTTCAACCTCGCGCGAGGGCTGCACCAGGACATCGGCGCAGAGGAGAAGGCGGGCGGAATCTACAAGAAGAGCGAGGACCCCGAAGCGCTCGATGCGACCGGCCCGAAGCAGCCGCACCACACCATGGACGAGTTCATGGAGATCCTCTCGCGCTGGAACGGCTCCATCGACAACCACGAGGACGGCCGGAGCAAGGTGCCGCACGACGGCGACATCGAGGACGGCCTCGCGGACGTGATTCCCGACGCGGAGGAAGAGACCGTCAAGCACCTGAAGCGCCGCGAGCCGAAGGCCAAGAAGGCGAAGGGCGCGCGCTTCATGGAGCGAGGCGAGGTCGAGAAGAGCGGCGACCTCATCGACGATCTCGAACTGCTCGCGAAGGGCGGCGAGGCTGCGGGGCACAAGTACGTCTCCCGCAAGCCCAACGGGCGCGGCGGCTACGATTACGTCTACGCGCACCCGGAGACCGGAGAGCAGCACGCGATCTCGACGAAGCACGTCGGAGCCTCGCGCAGCGTGTTCGGCGCAGAGACCCGCTCGTTCTCCGGCGACAAGAACCTCGGCGTGATGCGCACGTCCTCGGACCGCCCCGGCCAGAAGGGCGGCGAGACGAAGCACTTCACGCACGATTCCATCACGGACAAGCACGTGAAGGAGATGCACGAGCACGCGCTGAAGGACACGCACGACGAGAAGGTGCAGGGCGCGGCGAGCAAGCCGCAGAAGCACTACGAGGTCGGCGTGCACTCGACCGAGCGCTATCGCGGCGGAGCGAGCGAGCAGCGCGCCCATGGCGGCCAGGGGACCGTGACGAAGTTCTCGATCCACGACCCCAACAAGCCGGGCGGGCAGGAGTACCACTCCTACGTGGGTCACGGCGCGACGCCTGCCGCACGCAAGGCGCACGCGATGAAGCAGCACGCGGAGAAGCACGGCATCACGCAGAAGATGGTGCACTCGGAGAATCCGCGTGCGCACGGAGGCGACGTGGAGAAGAGCGATCCGATCGACGCTCTGGAGGAGACGATCATGAGCGACATGTTCAAGGGCGGAGAGGCGGCAGGTCACAAGTACAAGTCGCGTCGTCCCGACGGCAAGGGCGGCTGGATCTACGATTACGGCTCTCGCTCGCCTTCCAAGAAGATGAGCCGCGAAGAGCGACAGGCGAACTCGCGAGCGCTCAACAACCGCATCGACCGCCACGGACCGAAGGAGGGACCGCAGAAGAGCCTCGCGGAGCATCGCTCGGCCGCGCAGGCGGCGAGCCGTGAAGCCCGCGCGTCCGGCACGAGCGAGGCCCACGAGCGCGCTCGCACCCTGCATCTCGCCGCCGCGCAGGCTGCGGCCGTCGAGGGTGAGCACGCCATCGCGTCTCGGCACCGTACGCTCGCAGCCGACCACGCCGCGAAGATCCAGAAGAGCGAGCGCGACGCAGCGCTCATGAAGGGCCTCTACCAGTTCCAGGGCTCCGGCACGGGCGAGGTCCCGGACCAGTACCTCTACGATTACCTCTGCGCGTTCGTCGAGGAGGCGTACGAGCACGAGCGGCAGGAGAAGGTGCACCAGAACGCGCTCGTGCCGCCGTCGAGCACCGGGGCGAGCATCGAGGACGTGTGGGCGACCGCCGTCTTCAGCGAACTCGTCAGCATGATGGGCTCGAACGCGAACCTGAAGCGCGCCGCGGTGAAGTACAACGTCACGAAGGACGTGATCGCGCACATCCTCCGCAGCAAGGGCCTCGTGCGTCCCTTCTCCGACGCGGGCACGTGGACGACCGACTACGACTCGATGCGCGCGATGGACGGCGAGGGCGTCACGCGCCCGCTCGTACTCTCCGAGTCGGCCCGCGCGCAGTACCGCGACATCGTGCCGGACCCGTTCGGGCACAACGTCGGAGTCGCGCTCGCGAAGGCCGAGCCCGCGCCGACCGCGCCGCTCTTCATCGACGACTCGCACGACCCGCACGGGAATCTCGCGAAGGCCGAGCGTGCGCGCCTCGCGCTCGTGGACTACCGGCAGAACGCCGAGTGGCGGCCGAACGTCTCGCCGACGTGTATGATTCACGGCAGCGCGGATCTCACGAAGTCGATGAATCTCTCGAACCCGCACGCTCGCTGCACCTGCCCGCGCTGAACGCGCAGGAGTCGCCCCGAGGCGTAGAGGAGACGCATGGGCCTGTTCGACAAGTTCAAGGATGGATTCGAAGCGCTCGCGAAGGCGCTCGGCGAATCCGAGGAAGACGGCGAGGACATCCCCTTCGACAAGATGCGGGATGCCCTCGTGCGTTCAGGTCTCGCGGAACCGACGGAGGAGAAGCCTCGCGCGCTCTTCCACGATCCCTACGCGGTCACGGACTGGGGAGGCTGGCGAGAGCGACCGTCGTCGATGACGTACGAGACGCTGCGCATGATGAGCGTGAAGAACACGGTCATCGCCTCCATCATCCAGATCCGGTGTAATCAGGTCGCGCAGTTCGGTCGCCCGCAGCAGGGTCCGTACGACAAGGGCTACCGGATCATCCCGCGCGACAGGCGCGACAAGAAGAAGGTGCTCACGCCCGCGGAGAAGAAGCAGGCCGCGGAGATCGAGCGGATGCTGGAGACGACGGGCTTCCTCCTGCCCGGCGAGAAGCCCGCGGACCGCGACAGCTTCCGCACGTTCTTGCGGAAGGCCACGCGCGACATCCTCACCTACGACCAGTGGGCGTTCGAGAAGATTCGCGACCGCAAGGGTCGCGTCTCGCGCTTCATCGCACTGCCGTCCGAGAGCATCCGGCCGGCGAGCGCGGACATCGAGCACATGGACGTGAAGTCCCTGCGCGAGCGCGTCTCTCACGTCCAGGTCTACGAGGACACGCCGATCGCCGAGTTCAGCCCCGAGGACATCGCGTGGTGCGTGATGAATCCTCGCTCGGACCTGCGCGCGAACGGCTTCGGCTTCTCGTACATCGAGATGCTCGTCTCGCTCGTGACCGCGTGGCTCTACGGGTTCGAGTACAACCAGCGATTCTTCATGCAGGGCAGCGCCATCAAGGGCATCCTGAACGTGAAGGGCGCGATTCCCGATCGTCAGCTTCGTGCGTTCCGACGCATGTGGTACTCGATGGTCTCGGGCGTGAGCAACGCGTGGAAGACGCCGATCCTCAACAGCGAGGATCTCCAGTGGGTCCCGCTCCACGTGAACAACCGCGAGATGGAGTACGGGCAGTGGATGGATTGGCTCACGAAGCTCACGTGCGCCGTGTTCGGAATCGATCCCGTCGAGATCAACTTCATCTTCGGCAACAGCGGGCAGTCGTCGTCGCTGAACCAGTCGCGCCCGAACGCGGCGGAGGTCCAGGAGTCGAAGGACAAGGGCCTCGTGCCCCTCATGGACCACATCGCCGACAACCTGAACACGCACATCATCTGGGAACTCGCACCCGATTTCGAGTTCGCCTTCACGGGCTTCGACGCGCAGGCCGAGGAGAAGGAGCAGGAGGGCCGCATCAAGGCGGTCACGAACTACAAGACAATCGACGAGGTTCGCGCTCTCTACGAAGACGACCCTCTGCCGAACGGTCTGGGCGAACTGATTCTGAATCCGACCTACATGCAGTGGGCGATGCAGAAGGAGCAGGCTGCGATGGGCGGTCCTCCCGGTGGCGGCGAGGGCGACATGGGCATGGGCGATCCCGACGCCCTGCCGTCCACCGCTCCGGGCGACGACGAGGAAGACCTCGCAGGGCCTCCTCAGAAGGGCCCTCCCAAGCCCGGCCAGCCCCCGAAGGGTCCGCAGGGCCCTCAGCCTCCGAAGGGCGCGCAAAAGCCCCCAGGGAAGCCCTTCGGCTCCCCCGGTGAGGAAGCGCTCCAGGCGTCGGCCTTCGTCGAGCGCACGGCGCGTGGCATCCTCCGCAAGTCCCGCGTACACACGCGCACCGAAGGCGGGCGGGAAATCATCGACATCGAACTGCCGGAGGATCCGACATGAGCGTCCGCACCTTCATCGACATGAACTTCCAGATCGGGCTGGACAACAGCCTCGACGATTCGCTGTTCGAGCGCACGTGCTCGCAGCTTCTCGACACGCTCGATCACGCGACTGGAGGCGTCGTGTCGCTTGCGGCGCTTCAGACGAACGTCACGCTGCCATTCGGCGACGTGACCGAGGCGCGAATCATCTTCATCGAGGCCGAGGACGGCGACGTGCGCTTCACGCTCGGCGGAGGGCTCGCGACCTCGGGACGCATCGACGCCGTGGGCGCTGCCTACCCGACGGGCTTCGCCGGGGCAGAGACGCTCGACTTCGAAGTGGACGGAACGGCCATCGCCGTCGTCTTCGTCGCGGGAGACCAGACGATCACGCAGGTCATCAACCGCATCAACGCGGCGTGCGCGCTCGCAGGATTCGCCACGCCCGTCGCGAAGGTGAACGCGGGCCAGCTTCGTCTCGAAAGCCCGACGACGGGCACGTCGTCGTCGATCGAGATCGTCGGCGGCACCGGCCGCGCGACGCTCGGGCTGCCAGCACCCGCCACCATCAACACGGGCGCGAACTCGACGCCCGGCACGAGCCCGGTCGAGCTTCGTCGCCCTGCGAACCCCGCAGGCGCGAGCGCCGCGGCAGGCGTGAAGGCGATGTTCATCGGCACCGTGAAGACGAGCAGCATCGTCATGGAGAATCTCTCCGACAACGTGACGAAGGTGCGCTGGGCGATCGCGGGAGACCTCACGACCGACGAATGAGGGAGGCCCTGTGGCTCGCGTACGCATCGAAGCCCCGGAGGGTCTGGACCGGCTGACGCTCGCGCAGATCGTCGTCGGTCCTCACCTGCTCCTGAAGGCCCAGCACGTCCGGCATGCCGGCGAGCGGACGTTCTCGCGCTACGTCGCGCTCCAGGAGTTGAACGAGCACGTCGTGAAGTCATTCGAGGAGACGCTGAAGCAAGCGCTGAAGCGCGCGGACGATTACATGCAGCGTACGGTGCTGCTCGCCGACGTGGGGCTGCGGAAGGCGGACGAGCACCTTCCCGCGTTTCCTCCGCTCTTCACGCCCGAGCAGATGGAGGCCGTGCGTCGCATCCTCACCGATCACGTGCACGGCTTCATCGCGACGACCGTCGATCCGAATCTTCTCTCGCAGCACGAGGTCGCGCGCCTGATCGCCGAGGGCGTGATTCCTGCGTCGATGCACTACGTGTTCCAGGCCGAGCCCGGCCAGGAGGCTCCTCTCGCCGAGGACTGGATCGGTGCGGCATACACCTACGGCGCGATGCTCGGCTCGATGCGCGAGGGTGACGACGCCGCCTACGTGAAGTCGCTGTCGTGGCCGACGTTCGCCAAGAAGCAGAAGGCGCAGCCGCTCGTGCTGACTCCGCACGAGCAGGCAGCGCTCGACGTGGCGAAGCACAGCGCGGGCATCCACTGCCGCGGGCTCGGGAACGAAGTCGCCGACGACTTCTCGACGATCGCCATCGACACGGACCGCGCGCTGCGGAAGCGATTCGAGCACGAGATCCAGACCTCGACCGAGGCGAACATCGCGCGTCGCGACGCGTGGCGGAAGCTCGCGAGCGACCTCGGGCACAAGACCGGGGACTGGGCGCGGGGCTTCGGGCGCATCGCCGCGACCGAGAAGCAGCGTGCGTTCCAGGAGGGATTCTCCTCGACGCTGAAGAAGCGCGAGAAGAAGCGCCCCGAGGACGTGCGTGTCGCGAAGCTACCGGCCCCCGACGCATGCCCCGACTGTGTGCGTCTGCACCTCACCGCAGGTCCCGGCTCCAAGCCGCGCATCTTCTCGCTCGCGGACCTGGAGGCCAACGGCTCGAACATCGGCGTGAAGCGCGCCTCGTGGAAGGCAGTCGTCGGGCCGGTGCATCCGTGGTGCGGGTGCGAACTCGTGCACGTGCCCGACGGCTGGGACTTCGATGACGAGGGCAAGCTCATGCCCACGAAGCTCGAACGCAGCGCGCGCCTGGAGTCGGACCTGCGGAAGAGCGCGGACAAGCAGAAGCACCTCACCTACAGGGAATCGGTGCCTGAGAAGGGCATCGTCGTGCGCGTCGGCGATCCGCTCACGCGAGCGGAGATCGACAAGGTGATCGCGCGCACGCCCGACGTGCTGTTCGACCACAAGGTCGGCGTCACGCTCATCACGACCGATCTGCCGACGGTGCAGAACGTGCTCGACCCGCACGATCTCGCTTACTGGACGGGCAACGAGATTCGCCTCTCGCAGACCCTCGCGCCCGAGCGCGTGAACCTCGTGCTCATGCACGAGTTCGGTCACGCGCTGAACGTGTTCCTCTACCAGAAGTTCGACGAGAACACGGACCGCGTGCGCGCGTGGCACGACGCGCTGTTCGCCATCGCGAAGGTCGAGGGTTTCGTCTCCGATTATGCGAGCCGCGAGCCGATCGAGAACGCAGCCGAGGTGACCCGGCTCTACCTCTACGACCGGCCGAAGCTCATGCGGGACTATCCGCGGCAGTTCGCCTTCTGTCAGAAGGACTACCGCGACATCCTCCCGCCCTGGAAGTGGAGGAACGATGGCGATTCTAAGGATCGCTGACCTCGCGCGCCTCGCGAAGAGCGGAGGTCCGTACATCGGACCGAAGGGCGGCGTGTGGGCAGACCCGCAGCACACGGTGCCGTGGAAATCGGATCACGAGGATGTCTCCTCGCACCTGTTTCACTCCACGCCCGCGTACGCCATGAGCCGGATCAAGCGGGAGGGACTTGCTCCCCGCAGGGGCGCGGGCCTCTTCCAGCATGGAGGCTACGATCTGCACTCGCAGGGCAAGGTGTTCCTCTCGAACAACCTCTACGCGGCGAAGCAGTGGCACAGCAAGGTCGAGGCCCAACTCGAACATCACCACGATAATCCGAAGCACCACGTTGCGGTCATGCTTCGTGTGAAGCCTCGGGAGACGCATCTCGACGATGTGGGAGACCGCGATGTGAGTGGCTCTCGCTTCGTGCGGGAGACCGTGCCTGCATCCGACATCGAGTTCTTCCACGAGGGCACGAAGCGCTGGAAGCCGGTGAAGGATTACAAGCACGGGACGCACGGCATCCCGGACGATCACTACGAGGCCCACGCGCCGCGCGACGAGAAGGCAGACGCCGCCGAGAAGGCCGCAGCGAAAGAGGCACGCCGCGCGAAGCGCGAAGCCGAGGCACAGGCGACTCGCGCTCGGCTCGCGACGATCCACGAGGAGCGCACGAAGCGCGAGGCTACGGAAGCGCAGGTTCACTTCAGGGATTCTGACGAAGGCAAGGCAATCCTCACGCGCTGGAAGGGTCTCTCCCCCGAAGAGCGGCAGGCGAAGGCGAAGCGCATCCTCGACGCGCCGCGCCCGTTCCCTGGCGCTCCCTCGATGCTGTCGCTCGGGCAGCGAGGCGAGGTGTGGCGCGAAGCTCTCGGAGTCGATGAGAAAGGGAATCTCGTGAAGTCGCGATTCATCATCAAGGCAGGCCCCGCAGGCGGGGGTTGGATGCCGATCCCCGGAGGGCACCACGGAGGGCTTCGGCGACGGCACGGCGCGGGCTGGGAGTACTGGTACCCGAACGGGGCACCCCAGCCGCAGCACAGCGCGCTCCACGTACTCCGCGAGCAGAAGCACCCCGAGGAGCAGCACGGGCACGAGCAGATCGACCCGGAGCCCTCGCACTGGGCCCTCGTCACGCCCGGCCCCGGCCTGCCCCCGGTCGGGTGGACCGCGGGCGGCGTGAACCCGCACGACACGAAGACCCCCGTGAAGGAGGCCGGTGTCTCGGGGAAGCTCTACCGCATCAAGAACCCGCACATCCGCGAAGGCTGGGCGCTGCTCACCGACGTGCGCTCGGGTGAGGACCGCATGGTGCAGCACGACCGCGTGATGCCCGTTCGGTGGCTCTCGCCCGAAGAGAGGACCCTCCAGGGCCCTACAGAGCCCCAGGAGCCATTTTCGACCTGGAAGCCAGGGATGGGACCCTCCAAGCGGCAGAGCGGCGGAGGGGCGTCTGAGGGCAAGCGGATGCCCTCCTTCCCCGACTCCCGAGCGCTGCCCGGAACCGAGACGCACAAGCTGGAGAACGGCGCGTACGTCTGGCGCAAGGTCACGCGGTACGAAGCCGACGAGGACGGCACCACGCACAAGGTCGAGCGGCTCGCGCCTGGAATCCCAGACTCCGCCAAGATCGCGCTCATCGCGGAGTACGAGGGCCTCGTCGCCAAGACGGCGAAGCGCGTGCGGAACGCATTCGGGCTCGGCTCCCGCCTCTCCTCCGGCCCAGGGCTGCGCACGGTGGACGACACTCTCGTCGAGCTTCGGCAGGCCGGCGTGGAGGGTCTGCTCCACGCCATCGACAACTACCGCCCCGTGGGCCCGTTCGCGGCGCACGCGCAGCAGTACGTTCGCGATTACGCGCGCCTCCACGCCGCGAGGGAGTTCGCAGGAGGCATCGCGATCCCGCGTCGGCACGCGCGCCTGCTCGCGTCCTACATCGCGGCTCGCGCTGAGGCCGCTCGCGTGAGCGGGAGCCACGACCCGAGTCCCGAGGTGGTCGCGGAGTTCTGGAAGCCGAAGAAGCGGGACCTGCACTCGGGTCTCTCCTCTGAGGAAGGCGGAGGAACGATTCCTCTCGCGAGCTACACGCTGAAGCGCAAGACGCCCTCGACCGATCCCGAGACGGGCAAGAAGAAGACGACCGTCGAGGGCGAGGACGTAGTGCAGCAGCCCGGACGCCTGGAGTGGGCGCAGCAGTTCCACGCGTTCCTCGTCGGGCAGGGCGGCATGGCGGACATCGACGAGCAGGCCGCGCTCTTCCCCGGTCTCGGAGTCGGCACGGGCCTCGGCGCGGACGAGCGCATCGCCGTGCGCGAGGCAATGATGCGCGCGCTCCCTCCCGACGGGACGATCGTCACGGTTCAGGCGGGCCCGCAGGCGCAGTTCCGCGGCGAGACCTGGAAGGCGATCGACCTCGCGCTCGGGCTCTCGTCGGGAGACCCGATGCCGCTCGACGAGGTGGTCCGTCGCGTGCCCGTCGAGGGATCGCGCGGAGGTGAGTGGAAGCGCCTCGGAAGCTCGCGCGCACGAGCAGCGATCGAAGTGCTCATCCGCGACGGTCTGAACACGGTCGCGCGACACCTGCGCGGCGACGAAGACCGCGCAGCCTCGCTCGCGCAGGCCCTCGTGACGAAGCTCGTGCCGACCGAGGCCCCGAAGGAGCGGCTCCCCACGATGCGAGAGCGAATCCGCGCAGCGATGGCCCGCATCACCCCGGCCGAGGTGCAGCGCTGGCGCGAGGAGACGCGAGCGCGCTACCCCGATCGCCCCGACATCGGCCGACGGATGTCGCGTGTCACCGATTCCGAAGCGAAGCGTCGCATCGTCGAGGAGCGCATCGCTGCGGCCCCGCTCACGCCCGAGATGCACGAGGCGATGCTCCGCACGATGACGGCGATTCGCCAGGGCGTCTCGGCTTCGGGTCAGAACGTCTTCGGCGTCGTGGATCCGAAGGGGACGAAGAAGAGCCTGCGCGTGCACTCGCTCTCCAAGGCCGGCGACCACGCCGTGCCCGATTCGGCTATGGTCGGGGAGTGGCTCCGGTTCCCGGAGCTTTCGCGACTTCGCTGGGCGAGCGAAGATCCGCTCGTACACGCTCCGACAATCGCTCGCGCACGGTTCGACTCCATCATCGGGTGAGGTTCTCCATGAAGAGGTTCTCCATCGACCCCGCCACGCTGCCGGCCACATGGCGGGTTGGGCGGCGTGTCGGCAACAGCGGGTTGGAGCATGCCTTCGATCTCCGCCGTCGCGATGACGGCGGAATCTCCATCTCGAACGTCGAGCACCCGCTCACGGAGACCGAGCGCACGATGCTGCTCTCGCACTTCGGCAAGGCGCGCGTCGTGACGATCGGAGGCGAGGCCGACAACGGTGCGCTCGTGACGACGATGCAGCGCCACGAGCCGGGGGAGATCGAGAACTTCGTGGAGGCGGTCTACTCGCTGCCCTCGCCCTTCATGGTGATGCCGAACGCTCGGAGGGAGACATGAGCCGATTCGTGATTCCGGCGCTTCGCGCCTCGCTGCCGGACGACATGCTGAAGTCGTTCCAGCGCGGCCCGCTCGCGCAGCACAAGTACCTGAAGCGAGAGCCCTACTTCGTCGGGGGCAAGCTGCGCTGGCGGTACTGGTACGCGAGCGACGAGCTTCGCAAGCAGGGCATGGCCGAGCACGACCCCGCGGGCGAGCACGAGCATCACCTGCTCGCGAACATCGCGGACATCTACGAGCACTTCAAGGCCGTGATCCGCTCGACCGCTGCGACTCCGACGACGGCGATCGAGGGAATCTTCCAGAAGGCGGTCGATGACCCGAAGGCGCAGCGCGTGCCTCAGGTCGCGATGTCTCCGGCGTTCCAGGCTCAGCACGTTCAGCCGTTCATCGACGCAGAGGCGAAGGGAGCACCTCCCGAGGCGAGCCCGATCGTGCGCGTGCACGACGCGCTGGAGATGGTGCCCGACTACCTCCTGAAGCTCGTGATGGGCGGGACGAAGAACACGAAGCACCCTGGTTACAAGGGCCTCGGGCCCTACCCCGGCCTCTCCGCGCTCGTGATGAACCGTCAGGAAGACGAGGGGGCGGATTACGCGAACACCGCAGGGTGGGCGCATCCGAAGACTGGTGAGCTTCACCTGCTCGGCGGCGGCTTCGGCAAGCACGGCAGCGACGCGAGCTACTCCTTCCTCGACGGAGGCGACCCCGCCACTGCTCCCACGCCGACGGACTTCAACGACGCGAAGGTGCATCTCGAAAAGGTCGTCTGGCACGAGCTTGGGCACCACGTGCACTTCACGCTGGAGACCGAGCAGCCGGACGTGATGGATTCGTGGCGCGACCTCTCCACGGGTCCAGGTCCGAAGCCGACGGCCTACGCGCACACGGCGTGGTGGGAGGACTTCGCAGAATCCTTCGCGGGCTGTTTCGCGCTCCCGAAGGTGATGGCGATGCGCTGCCCCGAGCGGTACGACTGGATGCGACAGCACGTCCTGAAGTCGCTGCCCGAGAGGTCCGCGCTCCTGAAGATGTCGGACGAGGAACTCGCGTGGTGGAACAAGAAGAAGACCACGCCCCCCGGCAAGCTGCTGCTGCACCTGAAGTCGAACGCGCCCGCGCGCCGCTTCGGTGCCTACTACAGCGACAAGGACCAGTTCTTCACGGTCGGCAAGGGAGGCCGCACGGTCTACCTACGCTTCGGTCCGTCCGAGCCTGATCAGGAGGACGGCTGGACGCAGGTCCCTTCGACCATCGACCCGGAGACCGGCCTGCCGGTCTACGACGCTGCCTTCGGCCCTCGCTTCAAGGTGCAGGGCAACCTGAAGGAGATGTACGACGAGCGCGGGAATCCACTCGACGACTTCCAGGCGTTCCTCTACCTCGGACAAGACGACCCCGAGGTGCAGAAGTTCGTCGCCGACACGATGGAGAAGTACATCGCGACGCTGCCTCCGAACTCGCCGCAGCCGACGGAGTACGAAGCGGTGCAGTGGCTCGCCGCGAAGGGCGGCGACGAGGCGAAGGCTCTGGAGACGCGCCTGCTCTCGTACAAGATGTACACGTCGCTCGGCTACAAGCGGGAGTCGGAGAAGATTTCCGCGAAGGAAGCGCACACGACGGAGAAGGAGCGCAAGCGAGTCGAGAAGGAGCGCGCGAAGGGCGGCACGGGCTACCTCGATCGCCACGACTGGGTTCCGGTCGAGATTCCTCGCTCGGAGTTCGTTCAGAAGTCGGGCACGTTCAAGTTCGACAACGTGCGACCCGCGGAGTACCAGCCGTGGCAGGCCCGCGAGTGGGATCCGGTCACGAAGACCTCGCGCGTGAAGACCGTCTACGACCCCGCGGCCGGCAAGGCGGTGCCCGTGCGCACGGCGACGGTCTACGAGCAGGTGAATCCCGACGGCACGACGTTCCGCGTGACGGTCGCGGAGGGCGAGCCCTTCTCGATCGGACAGACCATCCTCGCGCCCGTCAGCGTGAAGCTGCCCGACGGTCGCATCTCGCAGGACTGGCAGCCCTACAAGCTGTCCACCGAAGACGGCGAGATGACCGTCACGAACCTCGCGAAGAAGTTCCGCATCGATCCCGAAGCGCTCCTTCGCCAGAACCATCGCTACATGCGCGGGCAGATCACGGACCCGATGCTCGCCGCGCTGCTCAACCCGAGCGGCGAAGTGATTCGCGATCAGTTCGACCTCATGCGCCTCATGAAGCTCGCGGCCGAGCAGCCCACGCCGCCGACCGCGTGGGTCAGCGTGCGAGGCAAGACGGGCTCGATCGCGCACTTCAAGGTCTCCTTCGACGGCTCCGGCCCCCCGCGCGTCGAGGGTCGCCAGTGGGCCGCGAAGCTCGGGAAGGACCCGACCGATCCCATCCGCCTCGATCAGATTCTCGGGAAGGACGACGAACTCATCGGCGTCGAGACCGTGCGCGAGCGGAAGGCGAAGGAGGTCAAGATCAAGCCGGGCGGACTGGTGTGGGTCACCGTCAAGAATCACCTCGGCGACGCGAAGCGCGTGATGGCGCGCTACATCGAGAAGAAGTCGTTCGAGGAGAAGGGCAAGAAGAAGAGCGCGCACGTCGTTCAGGTGCTCCCCGGTCAGGGCACGGGTCTCCCGAAGGACCGCGTGATCGTCACGCGCGTGAACAAGAGCGACGAGAGCCAGATCCCCGGCAAGCCGGAGATCCGTCGGCGCTTCGTCGAGCCGATGCAGAAGGACGTGCTGCTCTACGCGGACGAGGTGCGCGTCGGTTCGGGAGATCGCGACACGAGCGGCGTGATCAAGATCCTCCCGCCGAAGAACGGCTCGGTCACGAAGGCGCAACTCGCTGCGATTCCTGGCGTGCGCATCATCGGGCTGGAGAAGGCGCGGAACAAGAAGGGCGGCGCAGTCACGGAGGAGCTTCCCGATGGCGTCGAGCTTGCCATCTCGCCCCGCGACCTCCCGGCCTTCCGGGAGTACCTCGGCGGCTTCGTGATGGACGAGCGCGTCTCGGCCATGATGGACGAGCAGGCCGCCATCATCCGCGAGCGCTCGCTCCAGGTGACCGGAGAGGACTGGCCTCCCGCTGACCAGATCGTCGATGCCGACGGCAACGTGAATCCCAACGGCGTGCTGCGCGGCATGGTGACGGGCGCGATGGGCATGCAGCCGGGCGCGCATCGCATCGAGGCGCTTCAGCGCGTCGCGATGAACAACGGTCGCCTCATCGCCGCGCACTTCATGGGCACGGGCAAGACCGCGTTCTCGATCGCCGCGGCGCAGATGATGCGGAACCTCGAATCCCGAGATCAGCCCGGCAAGCCGCACCCGAATCAGGTGAAGAAGAAGGTGCTCGCGCTCGTGCCGCTCAACACCGCGAACAACTACGCCGACGAGGTGGAGGTGTTCACCGGGCGACCTGCGACGATCATCGGCTCGGGCTCGCTCGCAGGCAGCGTGCGGATGTTCCGCATGCCGAAGGACCAGGGCCAGAAGAAGAACGAGACGCGCGAGGCGTTCATCGCTCGCTCGCTCGCTGCGTGGAAGGCCGCGGTCAAGACCGACCCGACGCTGTGGAACCCGTGGGCAGACGATTCGCAGATGTGCGTCTGCCCCTACGAGTACTTCCGCGACAACGAGGAGTTGATGCGGGCCACGGAGATGTTCGACGGGCTCGTCGTGGACGAGGCGCACAACATCGCTCGCGAGAACGAACTCTCACGTGCGGTCGAGCGCTGGAATCCGAACATGAACATGTTCCTCATGCTCACCGGCACGCCCGTGACGAACACGCTCGACGTGCTCCCACGCATGGCGAGCCTCGTGAGCGCGGGCAAGGTGAACCTCGGCACGAAGCAGGAGTTCACGGAGCGCTACCTCGTGGGCTCCGCCGTCGCGAAGGGTGAGGGCGCGAAGAATCCTCCGAAGACCGACCTCAACCCGCAGCGTGCCGGCGAACTGGCGGCGATCATGCGCCCGCTCATGCACATCGCGACGACGCAGGACGTGAAGGGCAAGACGATGCCCGCGGTGCTGCTCGACGAGAACAAGCCCGCGCACATGATCGGGCAGCAGGCCCGCATGTACCGCCTCTCGATGGCGAAGTTCACGCCTGAGGAGAAGGCGGCGATCATCGAGAGCGGCGCGGTCGGCACGGACGAGTCGTACGCGCTCGACGAAGAGGGCCGCCGCAAGATCGGCGTGGCGCGCTCGATCGCGAACTGCCTCGCCTACAAGGCACCCGACCAGCGCGAGAATCTCACGTACGAGTCGAAGACCACGGAGGAGAAGAAGGGCAAGGTCATCGAGAAGACCGTCACCCGCGTCTTCTCGCTGCCCACACACGCGATGATGACGACGAAGCGCCCCGAGGGCTGGGGCGGGAAGTGGCCGACCTTCTCCGAGGTCGAGAAGGGAATCGTCGAGGCGGGCTACTACAACGTGCTCTCGGAGTACTACGAGCGCCTCTTCGGCGTGACGTACGATTCCGTGGAGGGCAAGCCCATCTCGAAGGAGATCCTGGAGGGCGTGAAGCGCGGCGACTACGTGACGCCGAGCGGAGCGCCGTGGGGCACTGTCGTGAATCCCGATTACGGCCCCGAGGGCATGATCTGCCGCGGCACGCTCGACCCGGTGACGGGCAAGATCGAGCCTCTGCGGAAGGAGATCATCGAGAACGGGCAGAAGCGTGTCGTCGAGGTCAAGCCGGGCACGCGCTTCATCCGCGATCCGAACTCCAAGGCGGCGGGTCTCTTCTATCACGAGGACGACTGGAACTTCACCGGACGCTTCATCGACTCGGGCGAGGGTGGCGGCGGCGAGGGTGGCGGCGAAGACGATCCGTCGGACCCGAAGCCCGCGTCGGCCGGCAAGCAGGCTCCGAAGGATCCCTCGCTCTCCATCCAGCGCTCGACGAAGCGCCGGAAGGAGCGAGAGATGTTCGACCTCGCGGTCACGCAGGGCAACGCGAAGAGCGACGAACTGGAGCAGTACATCCACAACGCGCTCCGCGACGACAACCTCGGACCCGATCAGCAGTTCATCCTCTTCGGGAATCGCATCGGCTCGTCCTTCCGCACGATGGAGAGCAAGCTCCGCACGATGGGATTCCAGGACGTGAACGAAGCGCTCGGGCATCCCGAGTGGAGCACGGCCGAGGACAAGGCGATGATGCCTCGGAAGTTCTTCGTGACGTACGCGGGCAAGGGCGCGACGCTCGGCGACCGCGACATCAACTCGGAAATCTTCCGACAGAAGCTCGACCAGTTCGGTCACAAGACCGGGCAGTCGATGTTCGTCTTCCGCACGCTCAACGGCGGCACGAAGAAGCCCCCCAAGGTCGGCGAGATGCGCGAGGGCTGGAGCCGCGGGCAGCGCAAGCGCATCGCTGACGCTCTCGCGGAGCCCACGCGCAAGACGGCCGAGGGCAAGCCCGCGGGCCTGGAGGTGCCGATGCGCGTGACGAGCGTCGAGGTCGATGGTCGCATCGAGCAGCGGTACCTCTACGAGTCGGACATGAAGCCGAAGGATCGCGCTGAGTTCCTCCGACTGGAGAAGGAGCGTCGCGGCGCGGACAAGGCGCGCAAGCAGGCGATCGACGGCGAGATGCGCGCGCTCGCGGACCGTTACTGGAGCGACAGGATTCCGCTGTCCGATCACTACCAGTACGTGCTGAACAACACGCAGATCATGGTGGCGACCGACGCTGCGAACGTCGGCCTCAACTGGCCTGCGCCCAAGCTCGTCATGTACGACTCGCTCTTCTCGCCGATGGACGAGTGGCAGCGCATGACGCGTGCGGCCCGCATGCTCGACGCAGCGGTCACCGGGCCTGCGAAGAAGTACGTCGAGAAGATCGACGCGAAGCTCGCCGAGATGGAGAAGCAGACCGGGCTGAAGGAGTACGGCCCGGAATCTTCCCTCCAGGCGGTGCAGGACGCGATCGAGTCGCTCCCCGAGGACGAGCGCGCCGAGCTTCTGAACCTGGAGGGAGGCGGACCCGATCAGATCGTCGAGGCCATCTTCAGCCGTCGCGCGATGGACAAGATCGCGAAGCTCCGCCCCGAGGTCGGCGCGCATCTCCGGCAGGCCGGTGCTGCGCCCGATCCCGACCGCCCCGAGATCCGCATCCGCCCGTCGGCCATCCAGGAATCCGACGTGACGAACGAGATCATCCGCAAGCACCTCACGCCGTTCGAGCAGCGCGTGCTCCGAGGGCGCATGTACCTCGTGGACGTGAAGCGACTCACGACCTCATGCGACGTGCCCGAGATGAAGTCGATTCGCATCGAGGACCCGATGACGGGCAAGAAGACCACGGTGCAGATCCCGACCGGCAACTGGTCGGTCGAGGCCCCGACGCAGGCCGAGCGAAGCCAACTCACGCAGGGCCGCATGAAGATGGTGCCCTACGAGAAGGCGATGAAGGCGTTCCAGAACGCGCAGCCGATCAAGACCGACTACGACTTCCTCGTGACGCCGCGCGCGAGCGTGCGTAGCTTCTCGATCATGCCCGAGGAGATCGAGCGCGAGAAGGCGAGCCGCGCGAAGCGCGCGGTCACGAAGCCGAAGCCGACGAAGACGAAGAAGTCGGAGAGCTACAGCCGATTCTTCATTCCAGCGCGCCTCGCGCGCGGGGAGGCGTGAGATGCCGTTGCTCGGGAAGCAGATCGACCCCATCTCGATGTTCCAGGGGGGCCCCTTCGGCGGGGCCCCGCAGGGCGCGATCGACCTGGAGGCGTTCGAGAAGATCACCAGCGCGGACCTCGCCTTCAAGCGGCTGAACTGGCTCCGCAACTACGACGTGGTGCTGCGCGGCTTCCACGCGCCGTCCGACATGCAGCGCATGTGGCGCGCGGTCTTCCGAGCCTCGCTCGCCTACGGGTCTCCTGTGCCGACCGACATGATTCCGTACGCTCGCGCGATCGGGGTCGTGATCCCGACGAGTCCGTGATGCTGTGCCCCCACTGCGGATCGGCCGTCTTCAAGTCGAGCGGCGACGCCCGGCTGAAGGCGCGCGTCACGGTGCTCGTGCTTCGCAAGGGCGTCGGCGGCGAGGTGCAGGTCGAGACGAACTGCGACTCCTGCAAGGGAGCAATCCTTCTTCCGCTCGTGCTCGCGACGGGTCCGTTCGAGATTCGAAAGTCGGACCAGCCGCGCCTCGTCGTGAGGCGGACTTGACGCTGCTGCCGGATTCGTGACACACCATGGACCGTGGCCTGCTCCCATGTGGAGCACGAGAGGCGACCGAAGGAGAAATCCATCGGTCGCCTTTTTCGTTCTCGGGTCGCAGATCGCGCGGACGCGATGAAGACCTCTCCCCAGCGCAAGTTCAGCTTCGACTTCGATGTCGAGGTGTTCGAGAAGGCGAGCCCCGAAGGAACGGAGCGCCGCATCGGTGGAATCGTGTCCACCGATCACCTCGACCGCCAGAGCGAGGTGCTGCTCCAGGAGGGCCTGGACTTCTCGCCCTTCCTGAAGAGCGGGTGGTTCAATGACAACCACGAGTCCACGACGGACAGCGTAATCGGCTACCCGACGGCGGCCGAGCTTCGTCACCTGCCGGACGGCAGGAAGGGCTGGTACGTCGAGGGCTACCTCCTGAAGACCGACCGCGCGAATCGGATCTGGGACCTCGCGACCGAGCTTCAGCGCTCGGGGTCGGGACGCAAGCTCGGATTCTCGGTCGAGGGTTCGATCGCCGAGCGTGACCCGGACGACCCGAAGAAGGTCCGCAAGGCAGTCGTGCGCGAGGTCGCGATCACGAAGTGCCCGGTCAACACGAACACCGCGCTGCACGTGCTGGCGAAGTCGCTGGCCGTCGGCGCTGGTGGGCCGCCCTCGGGGCCGACGGGTGATGCGAGCGTGCTCGCGCCCGAGGCTCTGGAGGGCGTGAGTCCCGCGCGCCCGAGTCCGAAGGACCCGAAGAAGCGCCGCAAGGTCAAGCAGCGGATGAACAAGTCCGAGGCTGTGGATTTCTTGCTGTCGGTTCGGCCAGGGATGTCTCGGGCGCTCGCAGAGCGCGTGGTCGAGTACGCGATTCGGTGGCACCCGGCCGCCTGAAGAGGAGAAGAGGACATGAGCGGAAGCAACGTCGAAGTGGACGTGAGCGGTCTGGAGGCCAGCCTGAACGATCTCGTGAAGGCAGCCGACGCGACCGATCTCGTCAAGGGCAAGGGCGCGGACTGGGGCTCGGTGAACCGAGACTACTCGGGTCACAACGACGAGCGCGGCAAGGTCGGCGGCGGTGCCGCGGGCAGCGGCGACATCGGCGGCCTCGACGACATGATGATCGGCAAGATGGGCGAGACCGCGATGGCGGCTCTCGCGTCGGCGGGCTTCAGCGCGCCGCAGATCGCCGCCTTCATGTCGGGCAAGGCCGAGGACGAGGACGAGGACACCGACGACGAGGACGAGGGCGACGACGAGGACATGAGCGGTCAGGCCGACGGCTCGTTCGTCTCGCACAACCGCCCCGAGCCGACCGGCAAGATGGCCCCGCCGATGCCGCCCTTCCGCGGCAAGGCGAAGAAGAGCGGCGCGGGTGAGGGCGAGCCCCTCAACAAGTCGCTCGACATGCTCCGGCAGGACCCGGACATCGGCGACGCGATCGACGTGTCGGCGTACCTGGAGGCCATGACCGCGCGCGTCGCCGAGCAGATCGACGGGCTCGCGAAGGGCGTCCACGGCGCGCGCTCGGAGCAGGCGCAGGTCAACCGCGCGATGGCCGCGGCGCTCTGGCAGACCGGCAAGCTCGTGAAGAGCCAGCAGGCGATCATCCAGGCGCTCGGCGAGCGTCTCGGAATCGTCGAGGCGACGCCGGTCCCGCCGAAGGGCGTCCAGGACCCGCGCAGGGCTGCCGCGCTCGCGAAGGGATTCGCGGGCGAGGCGGGCGGGCCGGGCTCGCGTCAGATGAAGAAGAGCGAGATCCTCGGAGCGCTCTCCTACATGACGTTGGAGAAGGGCATCCGCGAGATCAACGGACAGAAGACCTCCGAGGTCATCTCGCTGTTCGAGGGTGGCAACGTGATCGCCCCCGAGACCATCCAGGCGGTCGAGAGCTTCCTCCGCCAGAACCCGAGCGACGCCGCCAAGGCGCTCTCGTATCGCTGAACAACGTCTGGGCTCGCTCGGAAGTGATTCCGAGTGAATCCACCGAACCGAAGAGAGAAAGACCAGGATCATGAACACCACCCCGTTCGTCAGCGCACGCGACTACGGCGGCTTCGGGTCGAGCAGCCCCGACGAGATCGCCGCACTCAGGAAGGCCCTCTACGCGGGCCAGGACGTGAACGCCCCCGCGGTCGTTCCCGGCGAGGGCTTCCCGCTCCGCACCGAATCTCTGGAGGCGAGCTTGAAGGTGCTCACCTACGAGATGGACGAAATCAAGCTGTTCAAGACGATCAGCAAGATTCCCGCGACGAACACCGTCGAGGAGTTCAACCGTCTCCTGAGCTACGGCCGCGGCGGCTCGCGTCGCTTCAACCTCGGCTGGATGACCGAGGGCGATCTTCCCGAGGAGGAGGATTCGACCTACGAGCGCATCACGATGCAGATCAAGTTCCTCGGCGTGGTCGGTCGCGTGACCCACGTCGCGAACACGATCCGCGCCGCGCACGGCAACGTGATCGCGATGGAGACCCAGAACAAGACGATGGAACTGCTGAAGCAGTTGGAGAACGCGCTGTTCTTCGGCGATTCCTCGCTCATCCCCGAGCAGATCGACGGCCTCGAACGCCTCATCACCGCGGGTGCTCCGAACAACGTCATCGACCTCCGCGGTGGACCGATCACCGAAGAGATCATGAACGACTCGCTGCTCCAGATCCGCGACAACTTCGGCATGGCGACCGACTGCTACCTCGGCACGGGCCCGTTCGCGGACCTCGCGAAGCAGGTCTACGACCGTCAGCGCTTCGGCGTCGCTCCGGCTCCGGGCGTGCTCGGCGCGCAGGTGACGGCGTTCCAGGGCCAGCACGGCAAGGTGTCGATGCACGACCACGTGTTCATCACGGAGGGTCAGACGGCGCTCGCTGCGGGTCTCGGCTCGACCACGAAGCGCGCTGCGGCTCCGACCATCACCGTCGCGCCTGCGGCCGGTGCGGCGGCTGGCTCGCTCTTCACCGCGACCGACGCGGGCACCTACATCTACCGCGTGGTGGCGGGCAATCGCTTCGGCCTCAGTGTCCCCGTGAACTCGGCGGGCGTGGCGGTCGTCGCGGGCGACGGCGTGACCTTCACGGTCGCGGACGGCGGTCCCCCGAGCGCGACCTTCTACGAAATCTACCGCACGACCCCCGGTGGCTCTGCGGCAGATGCTCGTCTCATGACGCGGGTCGCGCGCACGGGTGCCACGCAGGTCATCACCGACCTCAACGCGGACATCCCCGGCACGTCGAAGGGCTTCATGCTCATGCAGAACGCGCGCTCGTTCTCGTGGGCGCAGCTTCTCCCGATGACGCGCATCCCGCTCGCCGCGATCGACACGTCGATTCGCTGGGCGCAGGTGCTCTACGGCGGCGTGAAGATGTACACGCCCGCGAAGAACATCGTGTTCAAGAACATCGGCCGCCTGCCCGGCTCGCTCCCGTCGTCGGTCGTCCCCTGACGTGAGCGCCATGAGCGTGTAGGCTCGGAAGGCGAGCGGGCTACGGCTCGCTCGCCTTTCACGTTTGTAGGAGGATTTCCATGGCTCGAATCCAGAACAAGAATCTCCCGTGGACCCAGCTTCGCCTGCGAAGCGGCAAGGTCGTCCAGACCGACGGCGACGGCGTGCTCGCGGACATCTCCGACGAGGACGCGAAGATGCTCGGCGCGACTCCCGGCTGGCGCGTGGCCGGCTCGATCGGCGAGGTCCGGTCCGACGGCATCGCCACGGTCTCCAGGCGGGCTCCTGTGCCCCCGAAGGTCGAGGAGGAGCCTCCCGCCGCCAAGGTCGAGCCGAAGGCTCCCGAGAGCCCGGAGCAGGCCGCGAGCGAGACCGAGGAGAGCGAGGAGACCGAAGGGCCGGACATCGACGGGCTCCGGTCGAAGGCCGGGGCTCTGCGCATCGCCGAGGAGTACGGCGTGGAGGGGCTGACCGAGGACATGAAGCTCGCCGACATGAAGGCGAAGCTGAACGCGGCCCTCTATCCCGAGGGCTGATCTCAGACGCGACGCAGACCTGAACTGCGCGGAGACGGAGGATTCTCATGGCGGCTCGTGGCGACGATCTCCTCGACTTCTACAGGCGGGACCCCGACAAGGCGATCGTGCTCGCGCTGACGAACGTCTCCGCGCAGATCCCCGCACCCCTGCCGCCCGGCAGGTATTTGCTCATCCTGCGCGCCGTCGCTGGCGTGTGGGCGTGGTTCCGAGCAGAGCCCTTCGTGGCGACCGGCACCGTGACGGTGGTGGCCGCGCAGGGAATCCCGCTCTCTCCCGATGCGATGCAGACCATCGAGATCAACGTGAGGAAGGGTCACAACGACCGCATCGCCGCCATCACCGAGGCTGGTGTCGGCACGCTCTACATCGTGCCTCTCGCGCGTCCGGCGCGCCGCTGAAGGAGTCGCCATGCCCACGCCCCCGCGGATGAGCACCGACGGTGCGCAGCCCATCACGAACGACGGCACGACGCCGATGGCGGCAACGCTGTCGATGGGCGGGAATCGCATCGAGCGACTCGGTGCCCCAGTGCGCCCGGACGACGCTGCTCGCCTCGCCGACGTGGGCGGGGACGGAGGTCTCGCCTCGGGCGTGAGCTACGACGATTCGCTCGCCCCCGCCTTCGGGGGCACGAACGTGCAAGACGCGCTCGATGCGGCGAAAACCCTGATCGCAACCGCGTCGAGCGATGTCGCGACCGCACAAGGCGACATCTCCACGCTTCAGGGTGACGTGGCGACCGCACAAGGCGACATCTCCACGCTTCAGGGCACAGTCGGAGCGATTCCGACTCTCGCAGCGGGCACCTACGCGCCGACCATCACGCCCATCACGCCCGGCACGCTGGCGGCGGTCGCGACCGCCAACTTCAACTACATCCGCGTGGGCTCGCAGGTGTTCGTGAACGGCAGTCTCAGCGTCACGCCGGCCTCGCTGGCGGGCGACAACCAGATCGACATCTCCCTGCCGGTCGCCACGGCGAGCCTCGCGGGCCTCTGCGGTCGGGCGAACGGCTCCACGCTGTCGCTCGGCAACACGGACGTGATGATCACCGCGGGCACCGTGTTCGCTTCAGGCAGCAACGCGCGAGCCTACTTCTCGCTCGCCTTCGGCAACGCACCGTCTCCGCTCCGCGTGACGGTGGATTTCTCCTACACGGTCTCGTGATCAACTTCTCACAGCGAGGTGGTGGCAGTGGACGAAGCGACGAGCACGCTCATCACGCAAGGCGGCGTCTTTGGAGCGTTCTTCATCTTCGTCACGGTGCCCCTCGGGCTGTACGCGCGCGTCCTCAGCGCGCGGCTGCATGAGGTGCAGGCACAGCGCGTAGCCGACGCGCGCGAGGTGCGAGACACGCTCCTCGCAGTCACGGGAGAGTTCTCAGGTGCGCTCCGCGAGCAGGTGCGCACCAGTACTGAGGTGAAGGGCGTCTACGAGCGCACCGTAGCCACCCTGGAGCGAGTCGAAAAGAGAATCGAGGCCCTGGAAGACACCGTGCGTTCTCACCAGCATCACTTCGGAGGACAGAAGCGATGAAGGAAGCGGCCGTCGGAGAAGAGACTGTGATTCGTGAGATGCGGGAATCGCTGGTCGTGTTCCGCGAGACTGCTCAACGGGTCGTGCGGCGCGTCCGTGAATCCCAGACGACGCTGCGCGCGGTGCTGACGCCTCCGGGCGGCGTGCCGATCGCGCAGCACGAGGACGACAGCCCCCCGCTCGCGGTTCCTCCGCGAGAACGGTAGACTGAAGCATGCCCCCCTCCGCAAGAATCGACGCAGGGTCGATCGGCACCGTCATCACGGTGGCCGTGATCGACGAGAACCTCGCCGCGGCCATCGAGGCCGGCTACAGCCGGCTCAGCGTCGAGCGCTCGACCGATGGGGGCCTGACCTACCAGGAGATCACGGACCCGTCGGAGCGCCCGGTGCTGCCGAGGGGCGAGACGACGATGAAGTTCGTCGATCGTCGCGGCGACCCGACGGCGCTCTACCGCACGCGCTACGTGATCGTGGGCGGCGAGTTCGACGGAGAGCGCTCCGACCCTAGTGATCCGATCCTCGGTGCGGGTCTCGCGATCCGCCGAATCCTCACCGTCCCTCAGTTGAAGGACCGCTACCTCTTCGGCGTGAACTTCACGCGCGACGACGGCACTCCTCTGCCCGATGCCGTGTTCCAGCACTACATCTTGCAGTCGATCCGGTGGATGGAGAAGCAACTCGACATCCCGATCCTGCCCACCGTCTTCGTCGAGAAGCACGACTACTACCGGGGCGATTACCAGGCGTTCAACATGATCCGCCTGGACAACTACCCCGTAATCGACGTGGAAGAGTTCCGCGTTCAGTACCCCTCAGGCCAGAACGTGATCGTGTTCCCGCCCGAGTGGTACCGGCTCAACAAGCCGGAGGGTCATCTCCAGATCGTGCCGACCGCAGGCACGCTCTCGAACATCATGATCGGCCAGGGAGGCTCGTTCCTGCCGGCCATCTACTCCGGCATGGATTACCTGCCGCAGTTGTTCGAGGTCACCTACACCGCTGGGTTCGAGGAGGGGCAGATCCCCGACGACATCCTCGACCTCATCGGCATGTTCGCCTCGCTCGGTCCCTTCAACATCTTCGGCGACCTCATCGCAGGCGCGGGCATCGCGACGATCTCGCTGTCGATGGACGGCCTCTCGCAGAACATCGGCACCACGTCGAGCGCGACGAACGCGGGCTACGGCGCGCGCATCATCCAGTACTTGAAGCAGATCAAGGAGCAGATTCCGAATCTGCGTCGGTACTACAAGGGCCTGCGCATGGTGGTCGCGTGACCGACTCGCGACGCATCGACCGTCGGAAGATCAAGCCTGCGCCCGTGGTGGACGCGGGCGATTACCGCGTTGCCGTTCCCCCGACCGTGCTCGACCAGGACACGCCGCGGAACAGCAACGACGACGCTCGACTGCGCAAGCAGCGCGCGGACTTCCGGCCGGACTACTTCAAGCAGGCGATCGACCAGAAGGGTCGCCATGTCGTGTGGCGCAAGGCGCTCGTCTGCCCCTGCTTCAACCCGACGACGAACCAGACCGAGATCAACTGCGAGGACTGCGACGGCTCGGGCTACGTGTACGTGGACCCGCTGCGCATCCAGGCGTGGACGACGAACTTCGATCAGAATCTCTCCATCTACAAGCACGCAGGCGCGTGGCTCGCAGGCGAAGGCTCGGCGACGACCTACCCAGAGCATCGGTGCGGCTACAGGGACTCCCTCGAACTCGTGAACGACCTCATGCCGTTCAACGAACTGCTGAAGCGCGGTAATCGTCGCGGCATCCGCAGCAAGCTCCCCGACGGCGTGGACTCGGCGCGGTACCGCATCAAGCAGATCGTGCGCATCGGCTACAAGAACGCGGAAGGGCGAGTCGCACTCGCCGAAGAGGGCGTGCACTTCAAGCTCACGAAGGAGGGCTGGATCGAGTGGCTCCCTGCGAGCAGCGAGATCATCGCCGACGAGAGCTACTTCTCGATTCTCTACAACTTCGCGCCCGTCTACATCGTGAACTCGCACGCGAACGTGACGCGCAACGAGATGAACATCTTCGCGCAGCCGAAGAACACGCTCACGGCGCTCCCCACGCGCGTGCTGATCAAGCTCGACTACCTGACCGACGTGAACGCTCCCGTCACCGGGCCTCTCGGAGAGCCCGTTTCGAACTGCTGACCCATGCCTGGAATCGTAAAAGTGGACATCACGCCGCTTGTGGCGACGGTGCTGAGGGCGATGCCCTCCGCAGACGATCGCACGCGCATCGTCCACGGAATCGCAGCGAGCGCGCGAGCCTTCTGGATCTCGCTCGCACAGACGCGCCTGCGTTCGACCGCCCGCGACTACATCCAGGGCATCCAGGAAGACATCGGAGACGACTACGCCGTGCTCACGCTGGAGGGCACGGTGCCCAACATGGTCGAGCAGGGGTGGACTGGCGGAGACCTTCGTCAGTGGCTCCTCCACGGGCCGAACGTGAAGCAGGGCAAGAACGGTCCGTACAACGTGATTCCGTTCGGCCACGGCTCGCCCGGCACCGGAGGTCGCAACGTCGGACGCCCGATGCCGACCGACATCCACGCCGCGGCGAAGATGCTCGCCCCCACACTCTCCCGGCCGGG